ATGTAATAATAGACTCTGGGCAAAGTTCGCCAATCATAACAAAAGACGGGGTAACAGTTGCTCGTTCTATTAATTTAAGAGAAAAACTTCCTGCTGTTGGCGCAGAATTAATAAAAGAAGTAGCTAGTAAAACAAACGAATTAGCGGGAGACGGTACAACTACGGCTACCGTATTAGGTTACGAATTGCTTAGTAGCGGCATTAAGATGATTATGACTGGTCGTTCTGCTATAGAAATAAAATATGGCATGGATTTAGCCAAAGAAATGGTTTTATCCTTTTTAAAAAAAGGATGTGTGCCTATTGAAAAAAACGAAGATATTATTAATATCGGAACAATATCTTCAAACGGAGATAAAGAGATAGGAGAATTGATAAATAAAGCAATTCAAGCTGTCGGCAAAGATGGCATTATAACAGTTGAACCAGCAAAAAGCGTTAAGACATCTCTTGAAATAATGGAAGGAATGCAACTTTCTAGTGGCTACGTTTCTCCTTATTTTGTAACAAATGGCGAAAAGTTAACTTGTGAATATCTAGATCCTTTTGTGTTACTAACAACTCAAAAGGTAACATCAATCTCAGACATAGTTCCTGCTCTCGAAATATCACAAAAAGCAAATAAACCATTATTAATTATTTGCGATGATATTGAAGCAGAGGCACTTCATACTTGTATAGTAAATAAAATGAAAGGTGTTGTAAATGTTTGTGTAATAAAAGCTCCAAGTTATGGAGAACATAGGGTTGATATTTTACAAGATATATGTACAATAACTGGTGGAGAAGTAATTGGCTCATCATCAGACGCCTCCCTTAAAAGTTTAAAACCAAATCATATTGGTTCTTGTAAAAAGGTTATAATAGGAAGAAACAGCACAACAATCATTGGCAACAAGGACAGTGAAAAAAACAATGCTGTTAATAGTAAAATTGATAATCTAAGAAGTTTATTAGAAAACGATAAAACATTAGATGAATTACACATTAATCGTTATAGAGAAAGATTAGCAAAATTAAGCGGAGGAATAGCTGTTATAAAAGTTGGTGGCAGTACCGAGGTAGAAATTTTAGAAAAAAAAGATCGAGTAGATGATGCTTTAAATGCTACTATTGCTGCTATACAAGAAGGAATAGTTCCAGGTGGAGGAACTGCTTTGTATTTTGCTTCATATCACTTGACCGAGTTATTAAAGAAAAATTATTTTAATCAACTTACACAAGATCAAGTTGCAGGAATACAAATCGTAATTGATGCATGTGCTCAACCACTTAAAACAATTATAAACAATACAGGTAAATCATCAGATGTTGTTATAAATTATTTAAATTTAGAAAATAGTAAAACATATAAGGAAACTTTTGTTAAAATGAAATTTTCTGATTTTAAAGGTAAATCTTTTCATTGGGAAAATCCATTTTCCAAAGAACATTATTTTAGAAAAATAATAGGATATAACGCTTATAGTCATGTTTATGAAAATCTCATTCAGACAGGCGTTATTGATCCGGTAAAAGTCACAAGACTAGCCTTGGAACACGCTGTTTCTGTTGTTGGTCTTATGTTAACATGTAATTGCGTAATAACAAACGAGGAATAATAATGATTAATCAGAGAATTTTAGTAAAACCAGTAAATGGAAGCACGTTGTTTGAACAACATCACGGTCAAGATATGATTATTGTATATAGACCAAAAACAGACCAACATGGACAATTTATATTAGAGTCAAATGGTGGAGCATTATTTGAACGTGTAGGAGGAGTAAAATCTGGTTCTACCGGCACAATGATAGGACCATCGGTTAGAGGAAATCGTGTTCAATTTGTTGAATACAAAGACATGCCTGCGCCACTTGGAACAGATTTAATTAATGTATATCCGGTACAACTTGACCAATATCAAGGAACCGCATGGTTATTAGGCGACGCACTAAAAATCATTTGATTCTTTGTTTTAACAAATAAATTAGTCCTTCATGTTTATCAGCAATGTTTCCCAACATTTGCTCTAATCCACGACTTAATAAACCTTTTTGTTCAAGACTGTCCATACAAACTTCCAAGCAGTCTAAGAAGAATTTCTCTGCTTCTAAGGAAACAACAGCATATTCATCACTAAAAGCATATTCTCTTATAAGCTTATTGAATTTATAAGCACCGGAGAGAATTTTTGTCATATCAACTATATCAGTGCCTCCTTGGTCATCAAGCCCAAGGATACGCTCTGCAATTCCATCAAAATCTTCTTCAACAGAAGTATATAATCTTTCAAATAAAAGATGATCGGAAAAAAATATAGTTCCTTTTGTTTTCCAGTGATGGCTATGGTGAAGTAGTGATAAACCATGTATTGAAGATAAGATTATACCTAGTTCGCTATATTTGCTTGATTGAAACAAATCTCTTAAATTATTAAACAATCTATCAGTTTGAATGTTGTTTGTGATTTCTAACATATATTTTTTGCCTTACGGTGATACTTAACATAAGTATTATCGGAGTTTATAAATGACCTTCAACAACAGTAAATCAGGAATAGGAAATGTAGCAGAGTATCAAGCAGCAGGTTGGCCTTGGGTTACTGCTTCTGTTGCGCCAATCACAACACCACAATTAATAAGTTTTCCTTATGTTACTTCGCATATATATTTGCAAAATAACAGCGGAAATACATTAGTATTTGGATTTACAAGAAATGGAACACTGGGAACAAATAGATATGAGTTGCCAACAACCAAGGCTATTGATATAAATATAAAAACAAATAAATTATTTGTTATGGGGGTAGGCGGAACAGCTGCTTACAGTTTGCTAGCGGGCCTGACTGGAATTGAATACGTCTCATATCCAACACTCACCGGCTCGGCTGCTAGTGGCTCTCTAGAGCTTTCCTATGGATTACCTAGCACTCCAGGTAGTGGCTCTGGTCTAGGATGATGAACTAATTTTGTTTTTGTTTGAAAAACTCAAGTATTGGTTTATAAATTGTCAAACAAATCTCGCAGTTCGAGATCCAGTGTTGTTTTAGTTTTTTATTAATAGAAATATCTTTTTGATTTGTTACAACACAAAAACAAATTACATTAAGCCATTCTTCATATTGTTCAAGAACATACAAGAAATTATGTTCTTCTTTTTCTTGATTTAATATTTTATATTCATTGTTAATATAAGGAGCAATAGCAATAAGATTGTCTTCGTCTTTTATATTATCTATTGTTGATGAAGAATTTAATATTTTATTAATCTCATCAACTATTTTTTTATATGTAAAAATTCTTAACTTAATATCGTCAATAATATCAGATGCGTACTCATTGCAGTTATCTTTTATATTCATCTTTTAATATTATTAAATTTAATTTATAAAAATGTTTATTTTTTTTGTTCTTTATCTAATTGTTCTAACCATTTTTTAGATATAATCAAACTATTTTTTAATGTCAAAGCAGAACCATGACAATTGGAACCTTTAAACCATTCATTAGAAAATTTTTCTGATTTATTAATAATATCAACATAATATTTTTTCATTGTATTATGTCTAACTTTTAAGGTATAGAAATCATGCATCTGTTCATTAGAAAAATCTTTAAAATATTCTTTTAATAATTTATTAACATTTTCTCTAGTTTGGATTTCTTCTTCAATAATATCTGTAATGTCTATTACATTGTTGTCATAAACCACAAAACATCTAGTTCCTTCCTTAAAATACTTTACTGACATTTTAGACCTCTTATCAGTAAGTATATTTTAATTATTTGATATGCGCTGTGGGCACTTCTATTTGTTCTCCAGTAGGAAGTTCCACAATCTTAAAAGATGGTCCTTCAGGGCTGTTTTTAACAAACTTGCATAATGTTTTTTCATTAACAAGTAATGGTTTTTGTTGATTACTAAGTCCTTTTTCCAACATCCAAGTTATCCAAGAATAATAATAACCAGGCTTTATATTAAGAACCTCTCCTTTGGAGAATTTTCTTTTAAATGAACTATTTGAATTTATTTTTATCATGAAAAACCTTACGACTTAATTATTGCGGAAAATAAAGGATTCGAACCTTTGGGTCGTTTTTTTAAACGACCTTCTGTTTAGCAAACAGATTGTTTGGACCACTCACACAATTTTCCTAAATTTATTTATAATCTAACTTTAATCATTCCATTAGTTAGATCATACGGCGACAAAGAAACTTTTACTCTATCTCCTACAACCACGTTTATTTTATTTTTTCTAATCTTACCACATGGCCTCGCAGTAATTATATTGCCGCCTTCTAGTTTTACTTTAAAAATACCAGAATTAGATTCTACAACAACACCAATCATTTCAACATGTTTCATTTCTTCTTTTGACATTATTTCTCCTTTTTAATATAATGTATTAAATCAACACAAATATAATTTATCCGTATAATATAATTAACTTTGTTGCTCAGTTACTACTATAGCACACTCAAAACAACTTTCAAACGAAAATTTTAAAGAACATTCAAACCTGTTTAAAACTGCTTAATTTATGATAAATTATATTAATGACTGTCCTAAAATTAAATGAAACTTCTAAAGAAAAAACAAACAAGATTATAAAGGAAGTTTTCCCTGTAATAAATAATCCTGTTCAGTTGGAATTAAGAAAATATTTGTATTATTCATTTAATAAAAAATATGAATTAAAAATAAACGAATCCGAAAAGAGTTTTTTAGAAATACAAATAGTAGATGGTGCAAAAAAAAGAAATGTAGTTCAGATCTTTACAAAAAAAATGTCTCTTATTGTTTGTAGTTGTTCTTTATTTAATGATTCTCAACTAAACTATTGTGATCATGTAGCTGTGTTTAATAGAATATTAAGAGACAATGAAATAAAAACTCTTAACAAAACATGGATTGATTTATTCTCTTCTAAAAGATTACTCCTACCGGAAACAATAGAAGAATATGTCGGTAACAAACTAAAAATATTTGACCCAAAAAATCAAAAACTTATTGTTGTTGGCGAAGGTGACTCTGTAAAAGAATCAATAAATATAAATCATTATAAAAATAAAAATTTCGAAGAAGAATATAAAGAAAGATTAGATGCCTTGATAGATTTAGGCATTAATTCTAATGGATTATTAATCAATACAAATTTATATGACTACCAAGAAGACATTTTTAAAAAAATGATTGCGGCAAAAAAAGCAATTATGTCCATGCAGATGGGGGCTGGGAAGACGATTTGTGCCATAGCTTCTTATGAAAGTCTTACCAAAATCCTAGAAAAAGATCTAAAATTATTGATCATTTGCCCAAAGTCACTGAAAGCGCAATGGAAAAAAGAATTTGCTGTGAGAACTAACAGAGATAGTGTGTTGTTAGATAATCAAAAAGATATAGTCGATTATACTTCCTCTAAACCAAACATAGGAATAATAACATATCAGCTTCTAGCAAAATCAGTGGATTCAATAAAACATATTCAATATGATATGATTATTTGTGATGAAATGCAATATGTTAAAAACAAACAAACACTTGCATGGAAAGCAATATCTAAGCTTAAAACAGAATATATGCTTGGATTAAGTGGTACAATAATAGAAAACAAACTAGATGACTTATACAATGTGATGAACATTATTAATCCAAAATTTCTTGGTCCAAAATGGAAATTTGATTCACAATTTCAAAATATCTTAACATTTAATGAACACCACATAATATATGGCGGCGTTAAAAACGTAGATAAATTAAAAGATAAATTGAAATGTAGTATATTTTCTTTCGATAATCTTTCGCTGCCTCCACTAATAGAACATGACGAAATGGTTGAATTAACAAAAGAAGAAAAAGCTATTCATGATGACAATTATGAGCAAGCAAAAATATTACAATCAAAGGGAATGTCAAAGCCTCTAAGCCCAATAGAAAAAATAAAACTACAAGCATTTATGTTGAAGGCAAGACAAAGCACAATTTCTAGAAAATTGTTTGATGACTACTACACAGGTTCTTCAGCTAAACTAGATAGATTTATAGAACTTGTTGACAAGTACTGTGTTGAAGAAAATAAAAAAATTGTTGTTTTTTCTGATTTTGTTGAAGTCTTGAAAATTTTTCAAGAAGAAACTGTTAAAAAACATAATATAAATTCGGTTTTATTTACTGGTGAACAGAACGCAAAACAAAGAGTAAAGGCAGTATCAGAGTTCACAAATAATCCAGATTGTAAAATAATCTTTCTATCTGGTGCGGGTGGAGTTGGCTTGGACGGTTTGCAGCAAGCAAGCAACATAGCCATTCTTTTAGAAGTTGGCTGGAATCCTGCTCAAACAAAACAACGTATTGCCAGAATATCTAGAATTGGGCAAAAAAACGAGACACATGTTCATCACTTGATCGCTAATGATTCCATTGAAATGAAAATGTTGGAGTCTGTTGAAAGAAAAAACAATATAAAACAAAAAGTTTTATATGAATGAAGAGTAATATTTAATCTATATTTGAAAGAGTCTAATGACACAGCAATTAAAAAATTATATAAAAATATTAGTAGAAAATGAACTGTATAATGTTCAATATCCTAATCCTCCAAAAATAGTTGTATATCTTGACATGGATGGTGTATTGGCAGATATAGAAACTTCTTTTTATGATAATGCTCAATTAAAGAAAAATAAAGAAGAATATGAAAAAATCTTGTCTTCTAATGAAGAGTTCAAAAATCTTTCTGATGAACAAATAAAAAAATCACTAGCTGGCGTTCAAACAGACCCAGGATTAAAAGCATTAAAAAATTCATGGAATGAATTTAAGTCAAAAAAATATCTAGTTGCGGGAGAACCTGGTTTTTTTCTTAATCTACAGCAAATGCCTGATGCTTCACAACTTGTTGACGGAGTTATTTCAATGACTGGTAATTTGCCAGGTATATTAACTGCGCCAATTGATGGCAGCATGGAAATATGTGAAAAAGAAAAACTTCAATGGATGAATAATAACTTTGCAGGAAAATTTTCTTCTTTCCATTGTACTAAAAATAAAAGCCAATATGCTAAACCTGGTGCAGTTTTAATTGATGATAGAGAAAAATATGTTAATCCATTTATAAATGCTGGTGGAATTGGAATTTTACATACAAGTGCAACAACTTCATTACAAGAATTACAAAAAGTAATAACGAATATTAATTCTCAAAGAAATAATAGTTGATATGAAATTATTAAAACTAAAAGAACTTATTCTTGAGGAAATTAAATCTACTATAGATTATAAATTACATCCCGAATATTCTAAAGAATTATTTTATAGTTATTTGAAAAAAAACAATACACCTTATATCAAGTATAATCCAAATAGTCTTGTGCCAGAAAAAGGAAATAAGACTGTTGGTGGTTTTGATCCTTCACAGAGTATTAATTTTAAAGATGCTTTATTTGTTTATGATAAAACAAATCATACAATAATTTTGCCAAATGAGCGTTCTTTACTTGACCCAAGAACAGCAATTTCTATTCAATCTGCCATTGAACAAATACCTGAATTATTAAATGCAACAGTAGTTATTGAAAATACTGATGAAAATTCTTGGGAAAAAACATATGAACCAATTGGCCAAGCAAACAACTTGATTAAAAATGTCAAAAATGTTAAAGGCAAATTTAAAAAAGAAAGAACTTCGGGTGTTGATGAATACGAGTCTTTCAAAGTTAAAGTCTTAAAACCTATAACTCAAATGCCATGGTACCATGCTACTAGATATTCCAACTGGTCCTCAATAAAAACTAAAGGCTTATTACCTTCCAAAGAAGCAAAACAAGAACAAGGTGAAGGGTGGACACAATTTAATCTTAAGTTAAGAAATGCTGTCTATTTGACATCAAATTTATCTTATGCCGAACAAATAGCAGATGAATTAGCAAATCGTTTTGAAGAAAGAACTATTGTGATTAAAGTAGAAGGCTCGGCATTAAAAGATTACTCGAAATTAGTAATAGACGAAGATGTTTTGCGTAACGAGTATGATGGTTCTATTTCTTATGGATATGTAGACACAGAAGTTCCAAATTTTTATACCTCAGTATTATCCACATATGATTCACTGGGTTATCAAGGAACAATACCTGCAACGTATTTATCAATACAAAGTCAAATAGACCCAGAAAAAGCCGAAGAACAAGAAGAATGGACTGACAAGTCTTTTAAAAACGAATCACTAGAAAGAGAAATTATGAGCGAAAAAAACATAGCAGACAAACTTGGTCATACTCTGGCAACAAATAAAATAAGAAAAAATGCATTACCAGGCTTAGATAAAGTGTATATTGATAAAAACGACCCCAACACAGAACATTCTAAAAAAGTTGTTAAAAAAGTGGCAGATAATCTTAATCAAGATAAGCCAATGATGGGTCTTGGTATGATTGATGAATCAAAGAAAGCTTTAAAACAAATAATTGAAGAAATGGTTGAAGAAGAACTAAAAGAATTTAGTGCTGTCGGCGGCGGTGCAATTGTTGGATATACTTTACCACTTGGTATGAGTACAGCACCAGGACAGAAAAAACTTGGCACAAAAAAGAAAAAACCTAGAAACAAATAATATTCTATACCAATAGTAGACGCAAGAACAATTATTCGGCCCTGCCAACATATCCATCTATTCTCGTATAGTTTGCTGGACTCTCTAAAGTTCTATTAAATTCACCAATAGAACTTCCATTTGTAATAGCTGAAGAAGAAATGCCTCCAACTAATCCAAACATTCTATAGCCTCCTCCACCAGAACCAGTTATATTATATCCAGATATATTTCCTCCAACGTATGAATCATAGGTAACAATAGGAGTTGTTGTTGTGCAACTAAGTTCTTGTGCAAGTGCTGCTCCAAGAAGCACGTTATTCCCCGCTGAAACCTTTTGAGCGTATGTTGATGCAGATGTTTGTAATCGTGGTGTTGGTGAACCACTAGAAGCTTCTGTGAAGTCAACTCCCCAAATATAACTTGTACCTAATTGACAAGTATTTGTAGAAGTTCCAGTAGAAGAAAAGGTTGTAAAATAAGCTGTACTGTCATAAAGTTGAATTGGTCCGGTCATTTGTTCGCCTGAAGGTAAAGCAATAGTCCAATTTGTTCTAATTCCAACAGTATTACCATTCATTGTTTCTGTAAATGAACCAATTCTATTTGGAGCAGTTCCATCAAGATAATCAATATTTCCAGTTCCTTGAATAACAACAAGTTCACCAGCAGCATTTGTACTTATTACTGGAGCAAAATAACTTGGTTGTCCAACATTCGGATATTGATTATGCAAATCAACAAACAGATCAGCAAATTGCAGAGCAGACCAATTGGAAGGATTAGAACTAGACAAATCAAATCTCCAAAGGAACCCATCTGCATCTGTCATAAATGCTCTTGTGGTAATAGTTCCTGTATCTCCTGAATATAAACCAATACCACCAGTCATTGGAGCATTGAAAACAGTATCTCCAATTGACTTAATAAGTTGACCAGTTGAAGGATCAATAAAGTATACCTGTCTTCCATCAACGTTCCAACATCTATGATGATTCACAGCGTTTTGTGTTCCGGCATTTAGAGGAGGTGTACCAATTCCGTTTGAACTACAACCAAGTGGCTGACTCCAAGAATCTCCATTAATTGTTGGACCACAAGTATTTGGGTCAATAGGATCTTTATATCCAGAAGGCAATATTGCCATAGCTCTTTCTTCAAGATTTCCGTTAACGGAAATTAACACTTGAGCGATTGCAGGTGCTCCCATAGTTGTACCCATGTTATTAGAAGTAAATTGCCATAAAAATATTGGGACTAATGGATTAGTTATATCAAGAGCAATATATGCTCCACCGCCTTTTCCCAAAGGAACAATTAAAACAGTATGATATATGTTTGCATCGGCAGCTTGCCCAGGAAGTTTTCTGTAAAATACTTCTCTGACATATGGAGTTCCGTCTACTGTCCAAGTATGTACCGATGTTGCACTTTGAAGTTTTGGTAAAACATATGGTGGAATAAATCCCCATAATTCTTCACCGGCTGTGAATGTCCTACCGGCATATGGACCAGCAGTTACAGTAATAGTTTCTGCTATAAATGCATGTAAAACTCCATCATTTGATGCAACATATAAAACAGAAGGTCTGTTTGCTACAACCGGCAATTGTTTGAATTCATTATATGATTCATCTGGAATACTAAACTGAGGTCTGCCAACAACAATTGGAGAAGAGTGATATATGTCTCCAAGTCTTGAAACAAGAGTGCCTCTAATATTGTTTGCTCCATGAATCCAATTTACAATTCTATCCCTTTCAGCATTTCTTACAGCAGAAGAACCAGAAGTTAATCCAAGATGCGCAGCAGTAACATTGTTTGAATTAAATGCTGTTAAAACTAGGCCACTTTCAGAAGCAGTTGGACTAACAGAAGAATTATTTTGATTAGTATTTCCTGGTCCTGGAGTTCTGCAACTACTTCCACCATTTCCATGTGTTTGATTTGAGCTATTACCACCACCACCAGAAGTAGAACTAAGAGGCGGAATGGCATTTCCTATGCCGATTAGATATCCTGTTGTGTTTGTTGCACTTCGTGGTACAATTGTATAAAGTGTTCTACTAGAAATTCTTTGATTCAAAATCATATGAAATCTATCAGTATTATCAATTGTTTGAGCAATGGGAGTTGTATTAACACAATGTGTTCTGTGTCTTTCGAGAATGCCGTTATATGGTCCACCATTTGTTCCAAGAGTAAATCCTGAATTATATTGAGATTGAACAGGTGAACTATTGTTTATCAAAGCCGCTGTAGAACTAATTGTTGGAATGGAACGAGATGTTGTTCCTGTGGCGGTTATATCTAATATATAGGCTATTTGTGTTCTTAGTGTAGAGGCATTGTTTGCAAACAATGCATTGTTTGTACCGCTGTATTGAGCAATAAAGTTTAATTTTGAAACAAGTGTTGGGTCAGAAACAACTTCATTTCCAAGTCCAATAACATAAACTTTTCTATTAGATGAATTAGAAATTCTTGCAGCGATTATCTCAGGTTCATCATATGGACAAACGCCACCTGAAGATGTATCTTCACAAAAATAAGGACTTCCACGCATATCACTATTCGGATATCCATTAACAATAAGAATTGCGATTTGTTGTCTACAATCATTATATGGGTCATCAACAACATCTACATGATTATTTAGATAATATTCATAATCATGTAACATTGCGGCAATTGGTCTACCGCCATATGGACGAATAAGAGGAAGTTCTGCTTTTACAAGTGCAGCTCTTGATTGAGAGGTTGTAGAATTTGAGCCTGTAGAAAACAATCTTCCATAAGTTGGATTTAAGGCATTTTCACTTCTTGCACCATTATTAATCATGTATGCAAACATGATTCCAGGTAAAGAAAAAACTCGATTTGGCCCATAAGAAAAGTCTCCTTGCCAATTTGTCGTAGTATTATTTGCAAGATAATTTGAAGATGTATACAAAGAAGATGCACCAACAACCATTGGTGTATTATCAAATGTCATTAAACCAAACCTAACTCTTATTCCATATGTATCTAAAATTCCATTAGTAACTGATTGGGAACCAGTAAAAGAATAAAATGGAATATTATAACCAAAATCTGGAGTAGAAAGAGGACGAGTGGTTTGTAAACATTTGAAAGGTGAATAATCTCCACCAAGTGCCTGAACAATAACAGACCAACGATTCTGTTGATTGACTCCAGTATTTGTATTTGAGCAAGTAGGCAAGCATTCGTTACAATTACTCGTCGTACAAATGCAATTGTTCACTCGTTCCATAGAACCAGAACTATCCAATAATAACATAACAGCAGGAGCAATATTTCTAGCATCAGGTGTTGTTATTTGTCCTTGTGCTTTGTTGATTGCCGTCAATGATAAAACAAATAAAAGAAATGAATAGAAAATTATATTAATGGCGGAATTGTTTTTCATAATAGTGGAACCTTGTGTTACATATAAAGAGAATTAAAAATTGAATGGACCAGATGTTGCTATGAGTCTAGTCGTAGATGTTGTAGTCTGTTGTTCTCGAATTTCTTGTGGAGAAACAGAGTTTCCTTCTAGAATTGGCAAGGTAACTCTTGTGCGGCCCGTATATGTTGCTTTTAAATAAGAAAGATGACCTTGCCCATCGGACCTATTTCCAGCAATAGAACCAGTAAACCTATACATATCATAAACATCAACAACTCCTTGAATAGTTTGTGGTACACCATTGTTTAAGCTATTTGAACCAATAATATTAATTGGTAAATTATTATTGATATCTGTTTCATATAATCGGGTTCCAATCATTCCCGAAGACAGACTTGATGGATTTTCTACTCCTGAGAGATTCAAGGGGGAATTATTAATTGCTCGTCTATATAGATTGCCAGGACCAATCCTGTTTGTCAAATCAATTGCGGCTTCTGTTATTGATGAAGCGGCGATTTCAGCTTGATATGCATTTCTTGTTGCACCAGATCCACGAAGCTCTGAGGTTGTCGCGTGAACGGCATAAACCCCAGATGCAGTTACAATCATCAACAACAACACAACGATCATCATTACTGCGCCTTCTTCTTTTTTGTTTATTTTTATTTTCATGAGTATAAATATAGTTTGTAATAAATGTTGAACTATGTTCACATCATAATATAAAGCTGTCAAATTTGCAAAAAAGAAATTTAAACTAACTTGGTTACTTTTATTGCTTTAAATGGATCGGTTTTAACAATATCCAAAAGTCTCTGAGTCTCCATTGTTTCGCCGTGATACGAATATATATCTTTCCCGGCTTCGTCGTTGTATTTTTCTACATTATCCTCAGAGAATTGGAATTGAATATTAGATAGGTCAACTTCATAGTCGCCATCTACTAATCTTACTAAATTAGTAAAATGTCTAGAATTTGACATTACTCTACTATCAAACCCGGCATCTAATGCAAGTTTGTTAAAATCTTCCGAAATATATCCACAGACTTTTACAGAATTTGTTCTAATCATACAGTGTTGTATTAAATTAGGTACAACAGTTTTTAAAAACAATTCTAAATCTTTTTCTGTCTTATCTGTTTTGTTAAGTTCTTCTTTTATTAACAACTTTATATATTCTTTTATTAACATAAAAGTAACTATATTTACGATGTTAATAAAAAATGATAATTCTAAATTTCACAAATATTTAATATTTGTGAAATATTGCCTGGAAAAAAAATTATGAAAATTACAAAGTCACAACTTAGACAGATTATTAAAGAAGAATTATCAAAACCAATTCAGAAACCAACTCGTGATGGAAATGGTGCTTTAGTCACAGGATGGTATTTGAATAACAAACTTCACAGAGAAGATGGTCCGGCAATTGAATGGGCAGATGGAACAAAACAGTGGTATTTAAATGGAAAACTTCACAGAGAAGATGGTCCGGCTGTTGAATGGGCAAATGGATATAAAGAGTGGTATTTGAATGACAAATATCACAGAGAAGATGGTCCAGCAAGAGAATGGGCAGATGGAAATAACCAATGGTATTTGAATGGAAAACTGCACAGAGAAGACGGCCCGGCAATTTATGATAATGGAACAAAACAGTGGTGGTTGAATGGAAAACGTCATAGGCTTGATGGTCCAGCACTTGAACATAGCAATGGCAAAAAATATTGGTTTTTGAATGGGGAAGAATATTCCGAGCAAGAATATTTACAAGCAGTAAGAAAAATTAGATAAAATTTCTGGTTAATATATAAATAATTTTAACTCAACAGTTTAAACTTTTAGTTTGTTAAGATATAATTAATTTTGACAATTGGATCCCGGCAGGGCAAGAATATGCAATGGCAGCCTAAAACTACTTTAGGAAAAAATATAATAAAAAAAGATTCCTCTTAAAAAGGGAATCTTTTTTTGTTTTAATCTATTAAAACGTAATATTCTTTTAGGTGAGTACCTATTGTGATTGTAATCATAAACACCTACCAATAGTAGCTAAAATAGACAGTCTATTAGACTTCTACCCATTCGTCATCTTTAGACAGACGATAAGTCCCTTCAGGGTGTCTGTAGGGGTTGTCTGAATCAAAATCATCTTCTATTACTTGTTGCTGTAAATTAGAAATAAGGTAAAGCAAACGTTGACTTGTATCAAGCTTATATTCACGCGCAATCTCTGCTGGTTGTTTAGATAAAAATCTTTGTTTCATTTCTGGTGATTTTCGTATTTTTGATAAAATTGTGTCGTATACTGAGAAATCTTCTACGTTTAAGGATTTCTCAAAATCACTTTGTTGGTTTATGTCGTTTTCATCTGATATGTCATCAATAGAATTAAATGAATGTTTTGATAATTCTTCTTTAATAATTTTTCTAAGTTGTTTAACTGTAATTTTCATAAAATTTCTCTCTAAAAACCTTTTTACAAATATTAAATATTTGTGTAATTCAGAATTAATTAAAAAACTACATCACAAATATTTTACCTTGAATAGATTCAACAATAGACTCAATCTCTGATTCTATAATACTAGCGAAATATTCAAGGTCATGTCTATTGTAAGTTTCTTGTGTATCTGTATCGAATACTTTAGTGTTTCTTTTTCTTCCAAACGCCTGTACATCAGTAACCAAGGAGTCAGGCAATTTGTTAAATTTAATCGAACCTGTGAGTAAATATTGAGCAAACAATTCGTGACCAAATTCATACCAATTTCTTAAATTAGAATCTCTCGCCGACTTCATTGTTCCTATTTGTTGTGCTGCCAACTTCATTAAAAGTTGTTCATCTCTTGGAACAATGGAGCTTGTACTCATTTGTATGCCGTAAACATCATTAAGTAAATTTTTAAAAATGTTTGTTAAGTGAGTTGAGAAACTTGACCAATAACTTGGATTTCCCCTAGAAAGGCTATGAGAAAGTCTATGTGCTAAAATCCATCCAGTTGCCATTACTCTTTCATCTCCACGATTATTAGTGTATATGATGGTACAAGCTTCAGGGTCTATGTGAAGTTCTTCTTCAGATATTTTCATCTTGGTTCTAATGAAATTTTCCGAAACTTCTCCAACTTCTTTAAACTCTTCACCTTTTACTCTTGGATCGTTTATGAAAACAAGATTAAATATTCCAGGTGTATTTTCCCAAATTTTTCTTATTTTAACTTCTGCTTTTGGAGAAGACAACAAAGCTCTGTCTACTGGATTAACAATTGAATGTCTTTTACTAAAGTCGCCTATTCTAGTAATATCTTCTATTGGAGTTTCTTTTAATAACTCCTTTATTAATTGTTTAATAAGTTCTTTTGACATAAACTTAAATAGGTATTATAAGTTTATTTTAATTTACTTAAGAAATCTATACCATATTTTGTCTTTACTGAACCGACTACCCATTTTGAACTCCAATAAAAAACTTTAGTCACACCGAGTTCTATTGACTTGTCTAGAGATTTTTTCATGGCTTCTTGACCAGTATGACCATCAAAAACTTGGTCATATGCAGCTAAGCCAATTGCAAATTCTCCTTTAAAATCTTTAATTTGTTTTGTTCTTTTTAACGAGAGTTCTTGCATTTTACCAGGCCCTAAACGGTCATCCCATGGAATAACCCCGTTGTCTCTGTTGGCCACACTATATGCTTGTGGAAATAATGCATCCATGTGTGGTGCTACCAAAGCATCTTTGCTATTTTCTTTATGATATGGAAAAGTAGTCAGTTCTATTTTAACTTTATGTTTAACTCCTGCATCTTTCATGTTATCAACTAAATATTTTGAAGCATCTTGCATTGTTTTTAACTCTTCTTTTTTCAAAAAGTTTGGATGCCAGTTGCTTTCAGTATCAACCATAAAATTACTAGCTCCTGTTATATCTAATAATACAGCCATATCTTTCATCATTAAATCTATTTGTGTTTTAGAAGGCTGTGGCCAACAAGTTAAACCAACTTTAATACCAGCATCATTTAACGTTTTTGATAATTTTTGAAAATCTTCTTTTTTATATCTAAGTTCCCACAATTTATCTTCTGGTTTTGTATTACTTTTATTTGCCATAATAGAAACACTGTTAATGTTTGCCTTTTTTAACAAAGCAATATAATCAGAATTTACTTTTGAAAAAGCATCATCGAGCCACACACCAATTTCATTTAATTTCGAATAGTCAGTCATATTTTCCTCTTTATCTTATACTATAATTAATCAATCCAATGTTTCAAAAATTAAAAACATTATTTAAATTTAAAAAAAAACCAACCCCAATAAAAGAAATTTTACCTGGAGACAATGTTAGATTTTATCTTAAGACTCCTAGAGAATTTGGAATACAATCAGAAGTTCAATATACTTTTTGTCGTCTCTTGGAAGAAGATATTCTTCGTGGTTACATTGATGGAATTATTGAACGTATTAGGATTGAAGGACCAATAGTAATTTACGAAATTGCCTGTCAGAAAACAAAAAATAGTAAGAATTATATTGTTCTTTATTCTATTTTAGATGAAGAGATAAGAAAAATAAGTCACCTAAATACAACAGAATTATAATTTTTCTTTGGAGTTATCAATACCTTTTCAAGTATCTTTATCTTGTTTTCTTCTGCTGTAATTATATAATTCGTGTGTTTCTCTGGATGCAAATAATCTTGCTTTTATATCAGCCGTATGTTGTACTTTGCATTCAACACAACAATATAAGAAATGTTCTTCGTTTATTTTACCTACGTATTTTTGACAGTTTTTACAATTCATAATTGGATTCATTTTTTATTCTCCGTATTTTTAATATATTCAAGGAACCATAGTTCTGGTGTTTCGCTATTTAAAGATTGTGTTCCTTTTATACAGGTCCAGTCACTATCTAGCCAAGATTTAGGGAATTTAATATCGCCCTGATATGGCTTGTCAACAAGTGTAACAAATATTTTAGTTGCTAGGTGTTTGTACATCTCGTACACTACTCCACCACCTATTATAAACGGCTCTTGGTCTACCTTATAGGCTTCTTCCAAAGCTCCTTGGGTTGATGCAACCACAACACATCCACTTGCCTTAAAGCCTGATTCTCGTGTCAAGATAATATTTGTTCTATTGGGCAATGATCTACCAATAGATTCATAAGTTTTTCTTCCCATTATTATTGCATGACCGCTAGTCGTTGCTTTAAAAAACTTCATATCCTCGGAATAATTCCACAATAGTTTGTTGTCATGGCCAATAACTCCATTGTTAGACATGGCAACTATATAATTGAGATTTTTATTCATTTATTTTTCTATTTTTTGCAGATGTTTCTAGTAAGTTTTTCAATCTAATGATATCTTTTGGTTTTAATATGATTTCATCATAGTGTCCATATTTTGTCTTAAAACCAAAAATATATTTAATGGCAGGAAAAATTCTTTTGTACCAAACAGCTTCTTTTAAAAAGATATGAATATATGGCCCTGATTCGTCATAAGAACCATGATAGTCACACATATCAGAAAAAACAAAACTGTGTTCTAAAGAATGACATTCGCATGTGAAAAATTCACTCACATCTTCTTCTTTGTTGTCATTATTCATATAGCCAAATCTCCTTTTATAACAGGGTGTGAATTGTAATTTTCCAATTTAAAATCTTCAAAAGTAAATTCATTTATATTTTTAATATTTGAATTTAAAATCATTTTTGGTAGTGGCATCTGTTCTCTTAATAATTGTATTTTTACTTGTTCGATATGATTTGAATATATGTGAGCATTGCCAAGAACGTGAATATACTTTTCGGGTATTAAATTTGTTACTTGGGCAATCATCATTAGAAACATAGAATAAGAAGCGATATTAACAGGTACTCCTATAAACACATCACCTGATCGTTGATACATTTTACAAGATAAAAATTTTGGATTACCGTTTTCGTCCGGCTTAACAAAAAACTGAATTATACTACCATGACAACAAGGCAATTGTTGTTCTTCTAAGTCAAGAGAACTCCACAAAGATATTATATGCCTTCGCGACCATGGATCGTTCTTTATTGAATCAATTATATTTTGAAGTTGATCAACAATTTTAACTGTTCCGTCTTTAAATATCTTCTCTTGATTTCTTAGTTGTTTACCATAGATAGGACCAAGTTCTCCGTCTGGTTTCATCCAAGGCGTCCACCATTTTTGTGTACGTTCTGGTAATTCTAAAGCATTTGTTGAACCTTTAATAAACCATAGAAGTTCGTCTATTATTCCTGTTGTAAACATTTTTTTTGTTGTAACTAAAGGAAATCCATCTTGTAAATCAAATTCCATCACTGGAGCATTGTCACAAAACAAAATCCCAGTGCCAGTTCTATCTGGCGTTTTTATTCCATTCTCTAATATGTTTTTTAATAAATGATGGTATTGTTTCATATTTTTTGCTTAAAAATTGGATCGGGAGGTAGGGCTCGAACCTACAACGATCTGATTCAAAGTCAGATGATCTACCAATTAATCTACTCCCGAAAAAAATGTATTTTATCTTAGTTTGGCAAACAACAACAACAACGGCACATAAGGAAGAAACGCAAACTAAGACAAAATACAAAGATGCTAAAATTTAATTTCTGACACAATCTAGTGATGTGTTCGAGACATATCCAGAGTGTATCAGGAACCACAACCTAGTCAACCACGAACATTACCTATAAAATGAGATTTTTATTTAATCTGTTGTAGTCCAAAGCCATTTTTAATTAGAAATTCAAATGGTTCATTGCCAGGATCGACTTTTGTAGTTTTTGGTACATTTAAATGTCCGCAAACTCCTTTATGTTCCAAAATTTGTTTATCTGTTAGTTGATTTGAATAAAACATTCCATTATCGCCTGGGACTGTTTTGGGTATTTGTAAGGCAACGCACAAAGAATCACATACGGCTAATATAGAACTTAATTGTTCTGGATAAAACGAAGCTACTTTTATTTTTCTTCTTTTTATTATTTGTTCGACAATTTTTCTTTTTGTATCAGGGTTTTTTTGACCATCACTCAAAAATCCAAAATTTGTACATTCAATACCTACAGAAAAATCATTTATGGCACCTTGTCCAAAAGTAACATTTACTGTTGGATCACTAAATTGATATATTGTACCATCACTATGTATATGAAAATCTATACCTAATTTTCTCTGTGTTAAAACATTATAGACCGCTTTGCCATCACCAGTACCAGCAGTCCAATGTAAAGCAATTAAGTTTATTTTTTTTGTTCTAGGTCTAGCACCTTTTGGAACATTAAATTTCATCCCATGGTCATTCCAGTTATATACTGGCTTTGAACAAGCAACAACTTTTCCATCAATGATTAATCCTGTAGCATTCATGTATCACCTCATATTTTACTAAATATGAGGATAAACAGAAAAGAATTACTATTCTAACTTATGAAATTTATAAAAATTGTTTTGGTAATCATAAATTGCTTCAATTGGAATTTCATTGAAATCTAATGAAAATCTATCTTTGAAAATGGCCAAACTATCAGTAGAAGAATAAGCTTGAATTTCATCACGCAATGATTCTTCATCGTAACCTAATCCTTTTAGGGCCAATACTATTTTTTCAATAGTTTTTTCTGGTATTTTTTTATAGGTTTCGTCACAAACTTTTTTATAATTTCTTTTTAAAGAATATAGAGAATGTGCGATTTCATGCTCAAAAGTTGACCTTTGACTTGGACCTTTATAAGTTCCTATTAAATAATATTTTTTACGAGTAAAAACATCTCCTATTATTTTTTCAACTTCATTAAAAACATATTGTTCTTTTTTCGTAAATGAATCAGAAAATAACTCACAGAATTTTTTAAAAGAGCTAGATGGTATATTAAATCCAGTCCAATCACTATAATAGGTAAATCTACCTTCATGATCTTTAGCATAAAGTTTTTTATATTCTTTTAAATCAAAATATTTTCCATGAATCTCTCCATAGGGGGATTCATAAAATTCTGATACTCTAACAAACGCAGTCGTCAATTCTTTTTGTGTGTCGGCTGAGAAATGTATAACAGGTAATTTACTTATCTTTTCTGCTCGCATAGTATATACTCTATTATAAATAGAGTTTTGTATATTTTGTGAACCTAAATTTAAAATCATAATAAATTGTAGAAATAACCCAAACCTCCATTCCATAAGCATCTGCTGTGGCCATTTTTAATAAAAATACGTTTCACTGTATTACTTTTCCTTCTAAAAATTCAACAATTATATCTCCGTGGCATGGTTTGGGCTTACAAAAACAACCTAATACTTTTCCTTTTAAAGATAAAATATTTTTTTTGAATTCTTCATCATTTTCTAATCTAAAATGAAAATATGTCTTATAACATTCTAAAGTGGAACCGCTTTCATTATGAATATTATTACACACACAACACTGTTCGGATTTATTTATAGGATTTCCATAGTAGCCGCTTCTTCCCTTTCCAGGGCGACCAATATATACATCATATTTTTCCTTGTATAAATTAACAATTTTTGTCATAAAATGGAGCTAACATTCGGAATCGAACCGAAAACCTAAACCTTACAAGAGTTTTGCTCTGCCAATTGAGCTATGTTAGCAATAAGCGGTTAACGGGGCTCTAACCCGTAACAATTGAGTTATAACCGCGAGTATATTAACTATACGTTATAATAATTTAATTGTCAACCAAATTCTTGGTTTTGAATATAATATTTTCAAATTCTTTTTTTGTTTTCGAGGTTAAATTAAATTTTGGATCTTCGTAAATATATTTTAAATATGAAGTTGGTACTTCGCTTAAAAGTGCGCCTCGATGTTTACCGGCACCTATTCTTAGAATATTTTTATCTTGTCTGTCACAATAAAGCCAATATCCATAAGTTTTTCTTTCACGGCTAAGAAACTCTTTAAAAAGTTCTTGTTGTTTTAATAGTTTATTAACATTACGAGGCAATAGTTCTGTGTCAATTAAAGCGGAAAATATTTGCCATGTTGTTTTTGTATCATCAAGTGCTTGATGTGCATTTTCGGGTTCTTTTTCAAATAATGACTTGTAGACATCATCCAATCTATTTGATTCGAAATTTCTAAAATAATACTGAACAAAAATCAACAAATCTATTGTTCTTGCCTCATCTATCTTAAAACCGTCAAAACCATTTCTTGAGAATTCGCTTTCTAATAAAGGAATATCATATTGTAAAACATTATAACCCAAATAATAACAATCATTATCTTTAATATGACTGTTAAAAACATCAACTAATTGTTTTGATATATCTCTAAACTTTTGTTTGCCAGCAACATCTTCATTTTTTATATTATGTTTTTTTGTAGCACCCTCAGAAATTACCATCTCAGGGTCTAAGAAATGATTAATTTCTTCATGAAACTCGTTATCAACTAATGATTTTGTTATGCTAGCAAATTCTACAATTCTATCGGTTTCTACATTTAAACCAGTTGTTTCGGTGTCGAAAACTATATATTTATTTTTATTCATAATAACTTTAAATGTCCTGTAATTTTATCAATTGACTCATGTATTGCTGGTCCTATTGCTACCGCTGTTTTTGTTGGAATACCATGAAATTCAGTAAGTCCCATATCAACAACAATAGAACAAGGTAAATTTTCATCTTTGGCCTTTTGATACAAATCAATAAGTTCTTGTTCTGAATCACATGACACACAAATCTTTTTATGCCCATCTAGATTCCAGGCTTCGATATCTTCTTTAGATGAATTCAAATATGCATCAATGGCAGCGTGGCTAGCCATCGCGCACATTTTTCCTTTTCTCATATTAAGATCTTTTCTTATTATTAATACTTGTTTCATTTAATTGTTTCCATCTTGCTTCTATTAAATTGGTATACTCAAGATAGTTTAGACCATAACAACCCAGAGAAAAACCATCATTCAACTCAACCAATAAAGTTTTATTATCTCGTGTAATCCCTATGTCTACAGAAAATCCATTTAAACCATATATTTCATATGCTTTTTTAACTAACATTTTTATAACAAATTTGTTTGGAAACACAAGAAAATCGCCACCATAATGACTCATTCCTCTTATTTCTCCATTTGTTACAAATATTCTATATTCGCTTATAAATTCAACATAGTCTGATGATACTATTTCAGTGTCTTCGGGTACATGCATTGATTTGAATAAATCTTTAAACGAGCTAACAATATGTCCAGTGAAAAGTTTATGCTCTTTATATGGCTTGATAAAAAACTTATCAAATTTTTCTTTATTTACTATATTGTTTAATTCTCTAATTGTTATTAAGTTAAACTTTCTTTCACAAAACTGAAGTAGGCCATCATGAGGAATTGATAAATTTGGAACCTGAAAATCAAATTTATTTAATATTGCTCTCACACATGGAATTCCTCCGACTATAATATCTTCTTTTTCTATACCAATAGAGTCAATGTTTTCGTATAGATATGGAATTATTTCATATCCCTTGAAATCAAAACCTCTAACAGAATTAGAAACAGGCACACTAGCCCATTCGCCATCTTTGTTTTTTTGTGCAAATACTTTCATTTTTTTTCATACAATTTCTTATAATCAAATTCTATTTTAAAATACTCATCATCTTGATTGTAAATTATACATTTAGAATTTGTGTAGTTAAATTCATTTAAATCATATTTTATATCTGTGCCAAAAACAGCCTTTAACATCTCTTCGTTAATAAATGAAAGAATTATTTTCTCAAAATCCGAATCAATAAAAATTGTCTCAAATTTTTCTATAAAAAACAATTCAGTAAAACTATTATATGGAGTAAAAGTAGTGTGCTCATCATCAATCCAAAAACAATCGTTTATTTCACCATAACAAGAATTAATAATATATTGTTTAAAATCATCTTCTGAGAAATAATCAAATGTGGCTGATTCTTGATATGTTCTTAAGAAATCAAAAGCTAATTTTGTTATAGCGTCATTTACAGTCATTTCTTCGGAATCAGCATATGGACACCATAAATTTGAAGCTATTCTATTAGTTTCAACATATCCACAAGCTGTTATTATAGCTTTAATTTTCATGTTATTTCCTTGTTTTATTTAATTAAAATAAAATTCTTTAATTTATTTTTTTCGTCATAGAAAAAACCTATTGATTTAATCTTCTTGGGTTTCTCGGGTTCATATTCAAACACAATTCCTATTTCCCATCCTCCACAAAAACTATCACAAGGTCTTATTTTATTTGTTATAAGACCTTTTCTATTTGTTTTTATTTCTTTTATTTTCATTCCAATTTGAATATCTTTTATATTAACTTTATCTAGTGTTTTTCCTATCATTTTGTTAAAACATCTTTCATGTTTGAATACAACACATTTGGATCATTTTCTGATATTCCTGACATCATGCCGTCGTTTAACTCCACAACAATCCATTCTCCTAAACCATGTTGATTATATAAAGGATTATAAGGAGTTTGTGCTCTGGCTACATCAACAACGAAAAATCTTGAATTTTTTCCAACTCTGTCGATAATATCCCGAATGAATTCTTTCGGAACATTATCAGGATTTATATTCAGTTCCTTATTTTCTAATAATTCACAATGTGAAGACCAATAAAATCCTGACGTTACAACTTTTCCATCTAATATGAAAAATCTATATTCTTCTGTGATAGGAATGCCGGTCACATCATAATCAAATGTTTTTAGTGGCACATACTCTCTAATGTAGATATTCTGTGCTCCAATTAAACTATCCATCATTAAATTACTAAATACTTTATTTGCAGCATCCCAATTCTCAGCATACATGTGAGTATGCCAAAAATACTTTTTACTATTTGTTTCTCCCTTTAAAACAACAGGCCCACAGTGTTTGGGCACATCTTCAAATCTAAACCATGTTTTTGGAGTTATGTCTTCAAGGTCTTGATACCAGTTAGATAAATCTGCTATATAACGATGTTGTCTGTATGTGTTTATAACATCACAATTTTTATATTTCATGTCTTCTTCAAATTCTTTTGGAAATGGAAGATATGAAAATCTAGGAATTACTAGAGAATTTTCTGGTATTGAACATCGATTTTCATACACATCAAAATATTTTTTTGCTATGAGTAATTCTTTTTCTTCTGCGAGTGAAGCTCTCATTAAAATGACTGGATTTTTCATATCCAAAGTATAACACGCCAACACAAGGTTGTAAACGAAAATCTTTTACAAGACCATGTTTGTTTTTAACTTTGTTTAATCCAACTTGGAATTCTTGTTCCTCCTACAAAAATATTATTTTTAGTATTAGAATTAGAATAAATACTTCCCTTGGATGGCAGATCAAAGCCAATATTACCCCAATCTACTGTATTGGGCTCTGATTGTTGTTTGGTTAATTGTTCTAGAGTTCTAGAGTTCTTTGACATTCCTTGAATCATAGCCATTATACTTGCACCATCGTCATACGTGCTTCTAGCGGCCCCCCAATTGATAAAGTTAACTCCTATTGCTAACGCCATTATTAAGTCGTCATTGTAGCCTTTTAAAGCCTTTGCTTTTTTCCCATCCCAAATAAATGTTTCGAGTTCTTTAATAAGCCTATCAGAATATACTTGTATTTCTTTATTTCTTATTGCAGCCTCAAATTTTGTCATTATTTCTACTCTGGATTTAACATTAGTATTAAATCCTGGGATTAAGTCTCCTATCATATCTTGTGTATAGTTGTTTTCAATTGAACCATTAAAGAGTTTTTCAAAATATAAATTTTGATATTTTAATGTCTTCAACGCAAAAGAAGTAGCTACCCCGACACTATTAATCTCGTTGACAATAAATGCTTTGTTGTATTTTTCTCCAATATCAACTAAAAATTCTGCAAATCTATCAGGAGGTATTTTGCTTTTAAAATCAGCTACACAGATATTAGTGTCTGCATCTATAATCCAAGCTGTTGAAAAATCTTCCGAATCTCCACGAGCTACGTCAGCTGAGATTATATATTTATGGCCTGGTTTTGCATATTCCCATATATTCATATCGTTGCCATTGCCATATCTCGCAATTGGAGTTTTAAGTTGTGTTTTTAAATATTCTAATATTTTACTGTCAATGAAATTGTTACCAGATGAATTAAAAGCACATAAAAGTTCCTGGGAAATACGACGAGGATCATTTCCCAACTCGGAACACTGCGATTCATACCATTCTTGATCTCTTTCGGGATGTACTGTCCATGGTAATTCTATCGCATAAAACTTATTTGAACCCTCTTCGTTTGTTTTAATATTGGCCGGGTCAAAGTTTTTATCTGTTGCTTTTGCCCATATGCTATGGAATTGATTTCCAATTCCCAAAGGAGTAGAAATTAAAATAGCAGAGCCTCCTGTGTTGCTTCCTAAAATTCCGTTTTGTAAAAAAGTATGTGTTTTTGGAACTGTAAAATCATATGTTTTATTTTTAGATTTATCAATAGAAACAATTTCATCCCAATAAAAATTATCTTTCGTTTCTTCAAATGGAACACAAAGAAAGATTTTTTCTTTTTCTTTTAAAATATATGATTTATATCCATCGTTATGAAAAAGTAAATTAAGTTTTTTTATAAAACCTTTACTTTTAATTTCTATTTTAAATATTTTTTTATTTATGGTTTCTATTGTTTCCACACAACAGATTTTGATAAGTTCTTTTAAATAATTTTTTACAAATATTTCATTTGCGGTCAAGATATCACTATCTAAATCCAAATTTTCATCAAAAATTAATGACTTGGAATATTTTAATGCTGTGTTTTTGGCCTCCAATAATGTTATGTTTTTAGTATTGGTTCCATAACACTTCATTCCTGTTTGAATTCTCAACTTATTACCTATCGTAATATTTCGAGATTCGATCATCACTCCATCATTTTTACCATTTTGATACACAAACAATGGATGTTTTAGAGTACATTCTATTTCATGTCCATGTTTGGTTCTTATAATAATGGTATCTGATTCAGGTGAAACATATCCGTGAGACGTTTTTTCCATTCCATTTTTTCCATAAATTGGTATTTCTAGTTTAAAATAATCTCCAACATTATGTGTTTTATGAAAATCTTCTATTTTTTCAAATCCATTATCTGTTAATATTAATGTATCACCAGTCACACAAGATATTGTGGGCTGAAGGCCGGTCCACAACTCAGAAAAGTTCTCAATGTGAGCACAATTATGACTTAATAAATCATTGGCGTAATACTCATATCCATCTTCTACATCAACAAGATCAAATAAATCAATTTCTTTTTCTGTTTTTTCTATCTCAATAACAGTTTCATATTCTCCAACTTTGTTTTTTATTTTATCTGTATAAGGCTCAATCATATCAGCAAAACAAAACATTTCCTCAGACTCTTGACCTTCTAGTTCTCTTTTTACATAAAGTTGATGACCACCAGAACAGGTTATTTCTTTGTCAAATTCTGTTGTGAATTTTAAAGAATATTCTTTGTTTACTTTTTTAATACCCGAAAATGACTTAAAGCCTTTAGGAGTTAGAACTTCCCAATTCGATATTTTCTTGTACGGTTTTGTTTTTCCACTCATATTTTATTGTCCCACAATCCCAGATTCTATCGTGTCCATTATTTTTCATATTTTCCCACTCTGATAACGCTGGGTCGTATATAGATAATAACCTATTTAGTTCTGATTTTCTAAATTTATATCTGTTATGTCTTTTCCTATAATTATCTTCTTTAAGCAAATAAAAGTAATTTGGTTCAGATTTATGAACCTCTGTAAAACCAAGTTTTTGATAAACGGTGTCTTTATTAATAGAACTACTCCATCTTCTATCAGCATAAGATATGATTTTATTGGGATTATTTTCTTTTATAAAACGACTAAATAACCTGCTCGCTACACCAGGAATTACATATCCTATTTTTGTACAAAATCTAAGCAACTCAAACTCGTTTTTGTTTGTATGATTCTTGCTGCCTAAAGAAATTCTTTCTTGGCCAAACGTCATACAGGCAACAAGTTCATTATTATAAAATGCACCATATGAAATATTTCCTCCTATAACTTTCCCTTGTAAGTGATTGTTTTCATAAAAATCAAAGTATTCTTTTTTATTTGTTTTTTTAATAACACATTTTCTTGCGCCTATTGATTTAGAATTTTTTGTATTATTTAATAGATAATCTAATTTTGATTTAATTATTTTATTTTTATCATTAATTTCATCTTCAAAAATATGAATTAATTTAATATTTTTTGCTTCTGATAAATTTGTTTTATTAACATGATATGTTTTTCCTTTGTTGCCGCCAATCTCAGAATGCCAATATAAACCATTTATTTCAAAAGAAATATTTTTATTTTCTATATAAATATCAACTTGTTTGTTTATGTTTTTTAATATACTTTTATCGTTTATTTTAATTTTCTCTTTATCAAAAAAAGAACAAATATAAGAATAAATTTCTTTTTGAATTGATGAACCATCTCGTGCTCCAACGGGATTGCATATTTTACAATGAGGAAACCTTGAAGGTGTAGAAGAATTAGAAGATAAATATTTATATTCCCCTTCGGGTTCAAAAATAAAATCATTGTTACAAACAAGACATTTAAATTTTAATTCATTTGAATCTAATAGTTTTAATTTAGTTTGTTCTAAAAAATTAAAATTATCTTCAAACTTTTTTCTTATAGATGTTTTTGATTTTAATCTTGTATGAAATAATTTTAAAGGACTGTCAACTCCATATTTTTCCATTAAAGTTTTTTTTGTTTTATTTCTAAAAAATTCATATTGAGTAGCATGTTTTACGCCATATCTTTTTAAATTAGTTTCTTTTGATTTATTATATATTTCAACGTTTTTCATTGGATTTTCAAAACCATAACGATCTAAATTAGTTAGTTTTGTTTTGTTTTTAACTTCTTCGTTTTGTGTAAAGTGTTCTACACCATATTTTTCCAGTGATGTTGCTTTTGTTTTTTCAACATATTCATTAGATTTAGCATAATTTTCTACACCATAGCGACCCAGATTAGTTAATTTTGCTTTTTCAATATTGTTAAAATTTTCATCCCCATGTTTTTTTAGCTTAGTAGCTTTAACCTTATCACCAAATCCAGAAAGTTTACTTGAATGTTCTACTCCGTATTTTTCCAACATAGAAATTTTATAATTTACTTTAATTAATTCTTTATGTTCAGTAGTAGACACCGAACACTGATGCGAGCAAAACTCTGAGTATCCTTCGAAAATTGACATAAACTTTGTTTCTTTATTACAAAATTTACATAAATTATTTGAATTGCCCCATTTTAAATTTATATATAACTTATAATATTCTTCTAAAGAAGAAATATTTTCTTTTTTCACATGCATACTATTAACATGATTCGAAAACCCTGTTGATTTCATATCTTTTTTATCACATAACTCACAATTAAAAAGAATTCCGTTTGATAAAATTTCTCTTTGTTTGGTCATAATTCTCCATCTATAATTTTAATATTCATGTGAGAATGTTAACATAACAAAATTTCTTATAAAGAACATACAGACATATATTTTTTTATTCATATATTTCTTCATTAAACAAATCGACAATTGAAATTTCTTTCATTTCGCCTGTCAGTTTATTTCGTAGAGTTATCTTACTAGTAGCATCCAAACACTCATCTATAATAATTATGGATGCGGCCTGAGAACGGCCTGCGTCTTTTGATGTAGACATTGCTTTTATTTTAGAACCATTAGAAAAATTAAGATATCTAACAGACTCTCCTGTTAGTTTTGGTAGAACTAACCATGGTGGTAGGGAATCAAGCATTGTTTTAACTTTAACGATAAATTCTTTTGCTGTTTCCAATTTTGTTGCAATTACTATTATGTTTTTTTCTTTATAAAACAAAGACATCCACAGGGCATATGCGGCAGATATTGTGGATAACCCTAACTGACGAGACTTATTAGTGATAACGAGTCTGTGAGATTGAAACATTTCCAAACAATCGTCCTGATATGGGAATGTCTCAAAAGGAACAAGTCCTCTCATTGGATGAGGTATTTTAACATAGTTTTTAATAAAATAAGAAGGTTCTTTTCCGCATTTTATTATTTCTTCAATTTGATCTTGTTTACGTTGAATTTTTTTATTAGAATCTGCCATAATTTTCTATTAAACTTTTACCTACGAATTCAGATTCTTGTGTTAGATCTGGTAGTAATTGTAAATATACAGGCAAAACGTTTAAATTTGGTTCATTTATATTCCATAAATCTTTAAAAATATGTAAATTACAATATCTGTCAGGGATAATTTTAATATTATTATCTAAGATGGTACTTGTTCCAATGAAATTTTTATTAAAATTTGATTTAAGAAGTAAAAATTCTTTTATACGAATTTCATCCCAAACAACAAGATCATATGTTTTGCCATGAAAGAAATTATTATTGATATGTTTTCCACTACTAAATTCAATAGAAGAATTATTTATTTTTATTTTATTTTTTATGTGTTTTGTGTTATTCTTGTCGCCCATGAGAAACAAACAATAAGTCTTATATAACTCAATCATTGATGATTCTGTTAAAAACAAAATAGAATAATTTTTATTTTGTTTTAACGATTCCACCGCATGAGCTAACAGAGCGACCGTACAACCTTTTTGTCTTTCTTTTAAAAAAATTATTTTTTCTTTTTTAAAATCTAATTCAAATATTGTTTTTTGGCAATAATTTAATCCTAAATATTCTTTATCTTTTTCAAGAGGATTAAAAGGATATTCGTTCAAAACAGACAATAAAATTATTTCTTTAGTCGATTTCGGCGTCGCAATAAACTCTGAAGTATGCATTCCTGTTTGTCCTTAATATATTGTAGTTTAGAAACTCTACATCGAACTTAACAGACTTTGAATCTATTGTAAACTTAATTTTATCATCCGTATTTTTTTTATATTCCTCTGTTGCTTTTTTAAGATAATTTCTTATTATTTCTACGGCATCACTGGTGAATTTATTTGATAATTCGAGCCACTGGTCTTCTCTTTGAAGATTTACAACAGTGATGTACATGACACTAACTTTTGTTTCATCAATAAGTCTTGTTCTTACCATATCTGTGAATACGGTATTATCCATTTTATTTTTTGCTCCAAAGGTTTCGTTGAATACTTTTGAAAGTTCTAGATACTTGTTGTAATTTTTTACAGTCATTTTTATTTTACCTTAAATTAAATACTGGTCTATTAAGTAATTTTCTTTCTTCTAAATATTCATTCCAACCTTGTACTTCTTTTGTTGGCCTCCAACCTTCGTCCCAATTACCAAAAATTGTTTTAGACCACTTCATTTCACAAATAGAACAACACTTGTTTTTTTTATAAGAAAGTGAATCTTCTAGTGTTTTCATAGGAAATAAACACAGGTCACAAAACAAAGGGACTGTTTGGTCTTGGGTCTCAGGAATTATTACTACGATTTTTCCACCACATAGTGTTTTTATTTTATTTTCAGATATAGACATAAGATTCTCCGTTGAAATCTTTAATTTCGATAATGTTATCCACAATTTCTTTTACTTCAGATATATGAGTTATGATTAAAATTGTTTTATAATAAGTTTTTAAAGTATTTAACATTTGTAAACATAAGCTAATATTTTGTTCATCTAATACTCCAAATCCTTCATCTATGATAAATATATTTGATTTAGGCATAGAAGATAAGTTATTCAAGGCAACACGTAGAGCAAGAGAGCATAACATTTTTTCCATCCCTGATGCAGTTTCGATTATTCTTCTTGATGTTCCGTTGATAATATAAACATCCATTGCATTTGAAGTAGATGAAGCCACTATTTCAATTTGAAAATCAGATACTCCTGCTAGAATTTTTTGCAATTCTTGATTTATAGCAGGAAGTTGTGATTCTAGGACCATGGTTGGTATACCTGTTTTAGAAAACGCATTATATACAGTTTGTTGGATATTTGTTTTTTCTATTAAATCTGCCAATTCTTTCTTTTGAAGAACGGCAGTCTGCATTTTTTGATTCAAAGAACCTACAGAAATTAGAGATTCGTTTTTATTATTAATAAATTCTCTCATTTGTGAAGATAAAACCTTGTGTGATTCTTGCAAATCTTCTTTTTTTCCTAAATCATCAGAATTTATTTTTTGTTTTGTTTTATTTAATTTATCATTAATTTTATTTTTTTCTTCTATTATTTTAGATAAATTAATATTATTAAATCTTTCATTTAAAACATCTGATTTATTTTTAAACTGTGTTAATTGTTCTGTTAACAATTTACTTTCTTTATATTTTTCTGCAATTTTTTGTTCTATAAATTCTTTTGCTATTAACTCAAAGTCTTTTAACTTATTTTTTAACTCCGAGACTTTGCTTTGTTGTTCTACGATCAGTGTTTTATTTTCATGTGCATCCTTGATATAGGTGCAAGTTGGATATGAATCACCACAAGGCACCACAGTTAGCTTTTTAAGCGTTTTCTCTTGTTGCTCTAATGTATTAGTCTCTATCTTAAAAGAAGCCTGTATGTCGGCTGCTAGAGCCCTTAAAGACTGCATCTTCTCAATCTTCTCTTCCAGGCTTTGTATATCTAAAGAATCCAGTTGTTTTTTTAGATTTATTTCTTGTTTTCTAACATTGGTTATATTAGTTTCAGTTTCTTCTTTTAGATTTTTTATTGTTTGATATTCTTTTTCTTTTTGTTCCAAATCTCTTTCAAGAGTTCTTAAGGAATCAAAATCAAATTTTTGTTCATAAATTAACAATTGTGTTTTTATATCTTGTAATTTGTTTTCTGTTTCAAGAATTTTATTCTCATATAATTCTAATAAAGAATTATTTTCACTTATTTGATTTCCTAAATCTTTAATATCTTGGTCGAAATTTATACTAATATATTTTTTAGCTATTGCATTGTAAGAATTTAAATCTTCTTTGGCAATAACCGATAGAGTTTTGAAAATATCTAAATTTAGAAATTTTGACAACAATTCTTTTCTTTTTGTAGAACCTTCATTGATAAATCTATTAATGTCACCTTGAGATGAAAAAGATGTCATGAGAAAATCTTCTGCTGTTCCTATTGTTTTTCTTATGTTTTTATCTGTATTGTCACGATCGTCTAAATTAAGAGAAACAATATTGTCTTCCTTGTCAATTTTATAAAAATTTAAATCTGTACTTGTTTTATATGAATCATCTATTGTTTTCTTTTTTGATTCTTCTAATGCCGAAGATCGTTCTACGAAAAACATTTCTTCATTTACTTGGAATTGTACTTTTGCTTTACACTCTCTGGTTCCTTCTTTAATCATGTGGCCATTTTTCATTGGGCCACGATCGGTTGTATTGAACAATCCATACATTAAAGCTCCTGGTATTGAACTCTTACCTATTCTATTAGGACCAAAAATACCAACAATCCCACTTAAGTTATCGAAATTTATACAATTACCTTCGCCATATCTAAAAACATTATCAAATTCAATTTTTTTCAAATCCCAAACAACATTTTTGGCCGATTCGTCTGGGTTGTCCTCTTCGATTTTTTTAATATAAGCCTTGATTGTTTCTTCGGCTATTAGCATATTTTCTTCAGATAATGAATTTTTCTTTTTATTTTTATCAACAAATTCTCTATATAAATCAACAATGACCTCGGTGTTTGTTCTCAAATTATCTTTTGATGCTTCTACGTTTCCTGTTTTTATTTTATCTATTTTTTCCTTTGTATCTATTTTAAAAGATACTTCTTCGGCTTGATAATCTTTTTTTAATATTTCGGTTAATTGTTTTACTTCTATAGCCGATATTTTTTTATTAGAAAAAATTCTTATTCTAGAATTTTGTTTAATTATCTTTCTTTTTTCTAAAATTAAATCAACAGTACCTTTTACTGAGGTGTTCCATTCAGATGTAAAAAATGGTCGTTCATTCTCTACTTCAATGAAGTTCACATCCCAATCTTTGGTATCTCTTATTGTCCATAAAAGAAATCCCTTTTGTTCTTCTTCTCCATGATTTTGTTGAATTAAAGAACCAGGATACCCGGCCCATGGTTTATCTTTTTTGTTTTTGTCTTTTCTGTAAGAAAGAAATTGAGTTTTGTGAATATCCCCAAATAAACCAAAATCATATTTGGTAAACTTGGAAATACTTTCTTCTCCATGTTCTAAAGAGTGATTGCTTCCTACAACGCAACCCGAAATACTTCCGTGGTATAGTGCTATATTGATTTTGTCTTTTTGTGGAGATACCAAATTCCAATTTTCTTTGTCAAAACAAGAAAATACACACCAATTAATTCTATCATCGAATTGCTCGATATAGTTTCCAGATTTTTTATATAAAATATTTCTTGGTTCAGAACCAATTGCTTCAAAAATAGGCGTAACAGCGTCTTGTCTTTGTTCGTTCTTAAGGTTTCCGTCGTGATTTCCAAGTATTGTCCTAACGGGAGCTATCTTGTCCAAGCTTCTAAACATCCATGCCATACGTTCAACAACCTCATTTGTGAGTCCTTGGGTTTTAGTATGAAATACATCTCCTGTACAAACAATAAAATCTGGTTTAATTTCTTTTAACTGTTCAAACAACAACTCAAAAGATTTTGTATATTCTTCATGACGTGTATTTCCGCGCCAGTGTAAATCACTTATTTGTATTATTTTAATTTCTTTTTTCATTATAATTGAATATTCCTTATTTTGTAAAGAAGTAAATCTTTTTTTGTTAAAACATGAGTTTGTTGATATAAATCATTAAACTCTTCTTTGGATAAATCTCCAACATCTTTATTTGTTGGAGGCGTAATCATACTGACATCAATATCGTACCGTAATAAATTTTCTGCTATTTTTATAGCCTTGTTTGTTGCGTCTTCATCCAACCCAAGTATTATTGGAGTATTATTTATTATAATATTTTGAAATAATTCATATTTTATATTAATAACTGAACCCAATAGACATGTTGCATTTTGATTGCATTTAACTAAATCAAACGGACCTTCAACTAGAGTAAGTGGATTTTGCCAATCTATATTTATATCATTGAATATAATTGATTCTCTTGATTTTATAGGATTTTTATATCTTTTAACATAAGCCCCATCAAACAAACTTCTTGCTGTAAAATAATTCAATGTGCCCGTCGAATCAAAAGAAGGTATTATTATTCTATCTTTATAGTCTTCGTCAAATACCGTATATAAAAACTTCCAATACCATAAGTCTTCTATCTCTGTAATTCCCCTTTTTCTAAGGTAGTTAAAATATTTATTTCCATGATATGTTTTATAATTGTCTGCTAAAAGCATTGTTTTTTTAGGCAAAAAAAGAATGTCTTCAAAATCCGTTGAAGTTGTTGTTCTTTCAACATCATCTATATCTAAAATAAAACATCTACTGTTTGTGGTGATATTGTTAAATGTTGTTTTGTATTCTTCAAGAAATTCAGGATTAGTTATTTTTATTAATGCTAATAGATTTTTAGATTTATAAGAACAAACCCAACAATGATTAATTCCATTGTCTGTTCTAATGACTAACTTTTTTTTATTATACTGTGTTCCTTTTTCTCTGGTACAAACCGGACAAACAACAGATATATTTTTCCCTCCATTTGATAAAATACCTTTACCAAATACGGTTTCTATAAAATCAATAAATTGTCCTTGAGTAAAAATCATTTAATAAGTTGGCCACTAGCGCAAACAATGTAAGCATCAGCCATATCCTGATTTGTCTTATCATATACAAGTTGATCTTTATACTTCCCTGTTTTAGCTAAGTGTGTTTCCCAAGGAAAATCTTTTTTCATAACACGAACTATATCAAAAACTTTTTCTTTTGTTGATTTAGTTTTATCTTTTGTGTTTATACTAATGCCTAATTTTTTTCTACAAGTTCTGACATTAACAAATTCTGGTTTTATATTATACTGAGAGTACATTTCGTAACAAGTCAGCGCATTCATTTTTGCCAGCGTTACAATGGTGTGTGCAGAGCTTTTACCGCTAGTAAACTTCAAGGCTATGTCTTCTACGTAAACGTTTTTTATAGAGTATTTAGAGAGCCTGGAAAAATGCTTTTTTACTTCAACTGCTTTATCGATTAAATCTTCAAACTTTGTACTTGTTAGTTTTATTTTGAAGATTTCTACTAAAACGTCTTTCTTGTGTTCAAGAATGCAAACTCCAATACAACTAGAAGAAATATCTAAACCAACATCTACTTCTTTTTTAGGTCTGCCGCCGTCGTTGTTGTTGTTGGAGCCAACAATGTTTTCTTTGCTGTTGTTGTTTTTTTCTTTTTCTTTTTCGCAACTGGCATCAGGTGTTTGAACATTTTTTGAATTTCCTTTACTTTTGCGTCCGTTAGAAACTCGTAAATTATTTGATTTTTTTCGCACCATGTTTTAGCAGCTTCGGCTTTCTTTTGAACTTTTATATTATCAAGTAGATTTTGCCTTTTAACCTCTATTAACTTTTTAGTGCCATCAGAATAAATAACTAAAAAATCTGGATAATACGTTCTTACTTTCCCGGTTTTGATATTAGCCACATAAGGTATTTTTATTTGTTCGTAATAATATTTTATTATACTGGGTTCTTGATCAAAATATAAACAAACAAACATTTCCCAACCAGAACGATACTTGATTGGCAAATTGCTTTTCGCACTAACATGAATCCCAGTTTTATATCTTGATTTTTTTCTTACTCTGGGTTTTGTAAATTTTTTTATTTTATTCATTTTTTGTGGAAGATGACCATAAGATAAATAGAATAAGAACATTTTAATTGTATAAAATTATTAAAAATCCATTTTCCAATTAAATTTAATTTTATCTCCGTCTCGTTTCATTACAGGTTGTGCTAAGTTTGTTTTTGCAATAACGTTCATATTTTCATCATGAATATATAAAGTGGTTAACCAAACAAAGTCTTTATCGGTATCATTCGCTAAAGAAGATGCAGGAGTTGAAATATAAGATGGATTTGAAGAAGATGTGGCCGTTTTTGGAAATACAGTTAAATTTAGCTTCATAACATATATGTTTTGTTCGCCCTTGAATTCTAACTCAAAAGCCTGTTCCCCGAAAAAGAAAAGCTGGGGGGATTTTATTAAAATTATACCTTCATTATAAAATACATTTCCTATATTAGACCAAGTAGCTTGTTTAGAGAAACAATCTGCTCTATATAAACCACCCATTCCATCGTCTTTTAGGGTTGTTGAGATTTTATTTCCCGAACCTGACAAGCTTGTATCTGTTAACACAACACTTCCTGGGGTTATATTTTGTCCATAAAATATATTGGATATGTCAAAAATAACACATTGATTTGAACTATTATCTCTTGTTCTATGATAAATTGCCAAAGAATCTGTATAAGAACCAGACACATTATCTGGAGATGGACCAATAAATTCATCTGTTAATGACCCAGATAATCTTGTTAACGCAGATGCTTTATCAAAACCACCAACCAAATTTCTCAATGTCACTTTATTTACACTAGTATTTCCTAGATCATTTTTAAATTTATCTAATGACCCGGTTGAAAGAAAAATGTAATTTGGATAAAAATTTCCATCATCACATGGCATGACAATGTATTGTCTATAACGATTTGAAGCTGTCGCAAATATAAACTCATTAGCAGATAAAACATCAGTTGTTTCATTTATTATAGATGACGTTAGATTTAATAATTTTGGAAAATTATTTGTTGCAAAGTCTTTTGTGTAATTTTCTAAATTAATGAATTGTCCACCTATACTAAAAGACATTGTTACATTAAACAAGTCGTTAGTTGATCCATCTTTTGTTTGGAATGGTGTAACTGGTATTCCGCCTGCGCCCAAATGAAAAGATCTGGATGGAGATTCATAAGTAAAATATGGAGGTAAGTAAAATAATAAATCTTTTATAGAAGATGGAGATTCGTTTCTTAAAAGAGATAGATCATAATCTGTAAGATATTTGTTAAATATTTTAAGTTCATGAACCTCAGCATTTAAAGGATGATCAAATAAAAATTCCGCAGGATTGTCAACTATAGCCGAATTCAACTCAAATAATCCTTCTCTTATTGTGGTATTGTTTGCGAAAAAATAAACCATTTGAGAAGTTCCGGTATTGTCTCCTTCATAATAATTCCCCACAGCCAATACTTGTGGTCCTGAAGTCGCACCAAAAGAGCCTGTAGCTAAACTTGTAGTTAAAACAAAAATTCCTTTTTCGATATCGTTTATAACAAAAGACCCTGTTCCGAAATCATAAACTGGGGAATTTCCACCATGTCTTATTGTTACTTGGCTCCATTCATTTCTTTTAATAGAATTGTCATCTGATAAAAATGTGAATTCGTCAGGTGTTGCTTCACTTGGTTTAATGTTTGCACTAGAAGAAACCTGAAGCATTATTCTAAATGCATCTGGATATCCGTTTAAATCTCTTGAAGAACCAGTTAAAAGAGAAACTGCATATACCCCAGATAAATGAAAGATTGTGCCTGTTTTAAAATCCGAATTTACTGTATCGGTAGTATATTTTGGATTTATTCTAAAATCAAAAGACCATCCATTATTTGGGCAATATTGTCCATAAGGATATTGGGTCGTTGGTTGATTTGGATACAATAAAACTGCATCATTATGATTATCACTTGAAGTAAAAAAATTCAAACAAAAATAATTTGACACATTGTAATTATAATTTGAATTTTGCGAACGATAAAAAGGCATCAAAGAATTTATTGTAGCTAATTTTCTACCTGTATTTGTATTATACACAAATGGAGGAGTGAATCTTATTATATCTAATTTTTGTTGTTTTCGGGCCGATGGTTGTTGTTCAAATACTTTAGATAAATACCCTGAGACTTGTCCGTAGTTATTTCCAGAAACAACAGAATATAATTTACAATTATTTAATAATTCATTTAAATTCACATCATTAAATAATGATGAACTAAACATAGAAAGAGGTTGAGCTTCTTTCTCTAGTGCAGAGTGACGGGCATAGATATAAACAGAACCAGTAATTCCTGAAGAGGAACTTAAATAACTCCTTTTGGGATGCGTCTCTAATGTAAAGAAATCTCTATCGTCTTCGTTTATTTTGAATAATGACATTTACAATAATACTCTACTAACATTTTATGTTAAATATGATCAAATGTAAAATCATTTTTAATAAACTTCATAATAAATTCAGGATTATCTTCTAATAAAGCATTAAGTCTAGGTGTTAGTATTTTAACTAGTTTTTCTGTGTTTAAATCATCAACACCAGAATCATCTAAAAGAGCGTGCAACAACTCGTGTATAATAGATTCTTTAATTACATCACTAGAATTAGATGAACGAATGTTTATTTCGCTTAAATCGTATTTTATATACCCATTAGCTTCTTCATTGTCTTTAAAAATTTCATCAGTTTTGTGATCGGTTAAAGATAATTTATATTTTTTTCCACCTATTTTTATTGGATAATTATTCATTTTTTAAACCTATATTACTATTATAGAATTGTTTATAATAATTTTGAACCTCATCCTTTTTCCATATCTCAAATTTTATATTATTTTCTTTCATAAAACAAATTATCCTTATAGAATTAACTACAAGGATAACAATAAAGATTTAATGTTTAAACTAAGATATTTTAATTTTCTTTTTATTATTTATTGATGTAGTACTATGTGAGATATAATCGATTCGAACTTTTAGAGTTAAATCGCGCTCGTCGTCTTTTAGCACTGGCCTAGACAACTTACCAACACCAAGCAAATTATCGTTCGCATCATATAAACCAATTGTTGATACGAATGTAAATGTTCTTTGTGTTGTTTCTTGTCCTTGATCAATAACAACAATTCTGTTATTTTCATCTGTAAATGTTGGATTAGAAGAATAATTGAACTCATCTGCTCCTAATCTACAGAAAAACAATGTAGAATTAATATTTGTTGTATTTTGGAATGTGATTGATGTTGCAGAAGAACCTGTAAATCTTGTACTACAAATATGATCAAGGGCTTGATCTATTGATGCTGACGTGAGAAACTCATTAAATGATGCACTTACAAAATTATATCCACTTGGAGACATAGCTTTAATCGTACCAGAGATTTTTGTAACTTGATCAAAAACTTTATCTATATCTAGAACTGCGATTCCTTTATCAATATATAAAAGCCCTAATTCGTTTGAGGTATTTGAGGAATCAACAATTGACGAAACCTGGCCGCCAAAAGAATATCCAATATTTGCAGTCGAACCTATATCAGATAAAATTTTAGGTGGACCTGTAGAATTAACTTCAAGATTATATTTTGCATAAGCGGCAGATGGTGATAATTTTATAGCAAAGGTTTCTCTTTTTATTTGATCTCTGGCAAATAATCTCTTGAAAGAAATAAATAAAGCATTGTCTATTTTGTTTGTAGTTGAAGTATATTCAAATGATTTATCGGCACTACCAAGTAAATTTTGTGCAAACAATCTATAAATATCCATTTTTTCTCTCATCATTAACGACTGAGAAGGAAAAATATATTTACCATTTAAATCAATTGTTGGATTTAAGTTAGTGACAATATTTGAAGCACTAAAGAATCCAAATGTCATATCAAACACTGGATTTGCTGTTTGTAGTGTAAAGTCCTGATCGAATGTAGTTTGGAACAAAGAAGATGTAACACCAGGACCGACCCCTCCGGTTACATACACCTGATATTGTTTTCTTGTGTTGGAACCAGAAATATCGTCATTCACTATATCGACTAACTGATTTAAAAACGACCTATTGCTTTTAATATCTTCTCCAGAAAACTCTTTAAATATTGCCATGTTCTTATACCGTTATGCCTTTTGTATTTTTATGTTTTTGTAATTATCACGAATCTTTATTTATTTGTACTTCAAATTCTGTAACTGTACCAGATTGAATTCCATATATTTTTACAAATGTACTAATAAGACTTTTATTGTAAGTTGTGCCATATATTTGAAATTCTTTTAAACTGATTGCTTTTGTAGAAATTGTAAAGGTTACTTTAGAGCCACCCAGAGACGTTTCCGAGGCATCTCTTATTAGGATATATGTTGCTCTCTGTTGAGCATCAATGTTGTCTGGTGCCGATCCTAGCACCTGTAAAAATAGATTTGACATCTCTACAACAAAAGCCTGATCTCTAAGTTCTACATCTATGGTTTGTTCGTCTTGTATGGTTTGTGATACGTTGAGGGTGCGCCTTTTAATTGTCGTGTTTCCTATAGCTACAATATTGTTATTACTATCAACACCTTCACCAACCAAAGACATACTTGGTAATCTAATTAAATTAGGATTAGATACAGACAAACATCTGTATTTTTGAGCCAAATTTCCATTAGTTAGAGCTTCAAAAATTGGTGTATTCTTTTCAATTTTTTCTTGCCCAACCGTTCTACCGAATTTTTTTATAATACCATAATCAATTTCATCATCGGATACTGCAAATTTTATAATACTAAAACTTCCATCATTTCTAGATAAAAATTCTCTGCCAGTGCTTGTTAACACTGCGTCGAGTATAATATTATTTGAATCATTCTGTAGGAATCCCATTTTTCACCTTTTTCAGCCTATTTTTCACGTTTCTAGAGTTTTAGATATCTTGTTAAAACACCCTTGCTTGATATTTTGTAATAACCCAACATCTGTTATTCTAATTAATCTCAAATTATTTTTTTCAAACCAAAAATTTTGTTTTTTATCAATATTTTTTGTATTTAGTATAGATTTATTTCTTTTATTAAAATTGTTTGTAATTTCTTCGTCTGATTTTCCAATGCCGTGCCAATAAATACCGTCTATTTGAATGTATGTATTTAGAGTATTAATATAAAAATCTATGTTCCAATTGTTTATACGTTTTTGACATTCAATATTATGTTGTCCATAATTTTCTTCAATGTATAATTTAAACAACATTTCTGGTTTTGATATTTTTTTATAAGTTCCGTTTTTTTTCATAGTATCATATACTTTAGATTTTATTATATCCAAATACATCGGATGATCAACGCCAAAGTTTTTTCTATAAGAAGATATTTTTTTATTCTTTACGTCATCAAGCAAAGAAACATTTGATACTTTATATTTTTCATTTACAGTTTTCAAAGCTTTTTTTGTTACTTTTTTCCTTAAAGTAGGATCAGAGATACACATTTCTAAATATGTTTTATGAGCTTTTTCAATTAAACTAATATTGTTTTGTTTAAAAATTTGATGCCTGGCTTTAATTGAACAAGAAACATTGCAATAATGATATTGTTTGTTAATTGTTTTTTTATATTTTCTTTCAAAATGTTTTAAACAATTATTACAAGTTAATAAAAAAATTTTTCCACCATTGTTACCTTTTTTTATTTTTAATATAGTCATATTATTTTAAGTATATCAGTTTCCCTTGTCGTTCTTCTGTCTTCTAATTTTATAATAACATCTTGTTCTTGTTGTAAATCTATATTGATAATTTGTAATTTATATAAAGCATCTGTTTTTGTTCTTAGTAATTTTAAATCATTATAATTGTTATCAATTACCTCTAAGTATTCTGGGTTAAAATATATTTTTAATCTTTTGTGATTTGAATCTTTAATAACATCAACAAAAGTATCTTGATTTAGATACATATTAGGATATGATTTTGGTGCTCCTGATAATGAGACTAGTTTTTTGTTTATTTTATTTTTGAATTTATCAAAAGAAATTTCATATTGAATTGAATAATTCGAAGTCAAGCCGTGGGCATCTAAAGAACAAATAGAATATATAAATTTGGATTCTTTTTTAAAATCTAAATCTGTATAATATGTTTTTGGATTAGTAAGTTTTTCTACTAAGTATTTTTCAGGAGTTTCAAATTTAGTTGATAAAATTTCACTATTATCAAAATCATACATTTTGATAAGTTCAAATGGTTCAGTTATTGTTCGTCTGCGAAATACTTGAAAATATTTTATATCTCTTTGTTGATTTGGTGGAAAACTCCACATTATTGTTAAGTTTTGTTTTACATAATCCCAATGACATACAAAATCAGCAGGACTAGGAGGAGCCACCATTTCAGTACAAATAACACTTTTTTCTTCTGAATTTTTTGAAGATAACAAAAACGATAAAGATATTATTTCCCCGGTTTCTTGTTCTATTGCAGATGTTTCGATATAACAAATTGTTTTTATATTATATGAATATTTTGATCCATATTTTATTTGAGTATCATAAGCTACAGAAGTAGCTGGATTTTCTATTATTATAGATTCTTTTTTTATTTTGGAATTATCTTTTAATATTTCATATTTTTCAATTACATATCCAATTGGAATCATAATAGAATCAAAATTATTATCTACTTTTTTTACAACCAAATAATCATCAATAAATAAATCATATTCTCCTTCCGAGATTAGAGAAGAATAATCCGTTTTGATGGCATGATTTTGTATCTGGTTGATTCTTTCAATAAATTGTGAAGTGTCAGTTTGATAAACATTTGTTATATTTTCAATTGAAGAATTTATTAAATGAGTTAAAACTTTATTATTTATCACATTGTTTAATTTAATATTTTTTATTTTATCTATAATGGTTTTGGAGACTATTTCTTTTTTATTAGTATTTGTAAAATTTATTCCATTATTACTTAAATTATTTAAAATATTAGATATATAATCACTTGATACATCGGTGGATAATTTTTCATTTAACTCTTTTGAAACATCCAACAAAGAACCATTGTTTCTAATTTTAAATTCGCTTAAAGCTCTTTCAATAAAGAAATTTAATTTCTTATCTTTTTCAATATCTTGTGTTTCTATAGAAGTGAAGCTTTTTTGAATAAATTCATTTTCATATTTTATTTTTGATAAATTATTTTTTATTGATACTTTATTTGCTACTTTAATATCGTTATAATATTTTGTCACAACATTAGAATCAGTGTTTAACACAATGGGTTTCCAGGTAAATTTAATTGCCCTTGGTATTTTGTTTTGAAAATTTTTACTATTAATAAATTTAGAATCACTAGTATTATCATTTATGTTTTCAATAAATGAAAAAGGGGATTTTCCAGTGTCGTTTGTTTGTTCGTCCTCAATAAAAAAATTATACGAAAACTCAGAGTTAAAATTTTCTACTTCTGGTACGTCTGCTATTAATATTTTTTTTGAGGGTAGTGAAATTGCCATATAATATATTTATCCATTGAAATTATTTTCAATTGTTAAAAAATAATCTTCAAATATAAAATCAGTTTCGTTTTTTTGTTTCATATAATATCTGTTATTTTTTACTGTTATTGCATTTTGCAAATTTGCTTTTGTAAATGCTGATTTACCAGATTGTGTTAAAAGAGTTTTATTAAAATCTATTTCAAAACTACCTGCATCAACTGCTAAAGTAAAGACACGATCAAACATTTTTTGAGATAAAACTTTTTTTCGTATTGAATCTGACTGAAATAGTAGATTACCGAAAGACATTGTTGTAATCATATCTTTTGCTATTTGTGATACATTTAGGTCATTTAATAATGTTTTAAAATTATCGGTCTTTGTCATTTGTAAATTTTTTACATTAGTAATATATTCATATATCAAATCATATACTTCTTGATTCATATTGCCCAATATATCAACAACTTCATTCGAAAATGTATCTTCGTCTAATTTAAATCCAGATGTTAAATTAACATAAATTTTTAAAAACATACTCTCCAAGTGATTATTAAACATTTCAATTTTTTGTTCATTTGTTAAAAACGAATATTTTTCATTAGAAATTATATTGTTAATGTTTATATTTTTAACCGAATTTATATTTTCATAATCTTTTAAAAACAAATTCCTTGAAAAAATAGACCACGTTATTTCTTGAACTTCGTTTATTTTAACAATATCGTAAAAATTCATTGGATATAAAGATAAATCAAAATAAAATATTTTTGGTATAAAGATAATATCATCATATCTTAAATCTCTTTTATAAAGTTTTACCTTTATTACATCAAATTCCTTAGAAAGAAAAGTTGAATTATTTATATTGTTTCTGTCAATTCTATTAACCATTTGATTGGTAAATCCAGAGGGGATTCCTATTGAAAAAAGTTTTATATCTTTTGTTCCTTTGAGAAACTTGCTTTCTTTTAACAACAACAACATAGCATTTTTAACAGATTTTTTTATCGAATCAGATATTAATATTTTATCTAAATTTTTTGTATTAGCGTCTAATACTGCATTTTGATATTTATTTAAAATCCAAAACGAGGTTCTAAGTTGAGAAGGATTGGTTAATATCTTTAATTCTTCAGGTCTAATGTTATTTTCTACAATAAAGTTTCTTGTGTGTTCATTTGAAAACGAAACAATTACCGATGACAATGCATCCTTTAATCTTGTATTGATTACACTTAATATATTGAGTGCATTTTTAATATAAAGATCTTCTGATTTAAGCTTTTCTCTTATAACAGTAATGGAGACATTTGGAGCTATGCCTGTTAAAACTGATACAACAGTTCCATTAAAAGTGCCTGTTGTTATTAGAGAAGATGTTGCTGATGAGTTTCCTGGTATAATAATATTGGCATTTGTGGTTGTTATACTATTTGTTGTATTTCTAGAATTTTCACTTAAAATTAAACTTATATGATTAAAAATCGCTAAATTTGTTGTTGTATTGGTATTAATATTTCCATTCAATACATCGGTTGATTTAAAATAATTAATATCTAAGAATTTTGTAAAAGAACATAAAATTTCAAAAACAACCAACATTATAGAGGATGTCCCTAAGAAATTATATCTTGTTCTATATGTGTTGTCTTCTATAAGATATAAAGAATTTGAACCTTCTGAGGCAGCAACATCTAATTTGGTCATAATCTCAGAAAATACTTGCACCAAAGACACTGATGCTAAACCTGATGTATTTAATAACTTTATTAAAGTATCTTTAATGTCTCCATAAATGAATCGTAAGATATGATTATTACTATCATTACGAAAAAAAGTTGTCCCGGTAAATGATACCGAGCTTGTATCTAGTGTTCCATTTAATCTTGTATTTCTAAAATTTGGATTATTATATAATATTTCAAAAACATTATCTTCTATTATTTCTGCTAATTCCATAACATAAGGATACAAAAAAGAAATACCCGATTCTAAATTAACTATTGTTGTTTTATCTTTAAAAGAAAATAAAGAATTTATTGTAGGAATATCTCTTTTAATATGTTCAAATATTTTTCTTTCATTGTCGGGCGTTGATATTGCTAGTAATATTAAAATACAAAAATCAAATAAATGATTTTTTAATTTAGTATTAGTTGATGCTAATTTAAACAAAGAAAGAACAAACATTTGATCTCTATTTGGATGTGTGTTATCAACCATCTTTTCTATTGCTTGTTTGAATGAAACTAAAAATAAATCTATAATTGATTCTTGAGTTAAACTTGAATTTATATTATCAAATTCAAACATTTTATTTAGAACACTGAGTGCGCTAGTTAATTTATCATTAAAATTGTTGGCATAATTAGAAAAGGGCTCATAGTTGAAAGTATTATTATTAATATTACTTGATACATTTAAAATAGAATCACCAAAGTAAGAAGAACCCGGTATATAGATGTTACTAGTATTTAAATCTGTGGAATCTATATATGTATTTTCGAAAGGCAAAACAACTTTATCTCCAGTTCTCACATATGAAAAAGAAGCCAAAGAATTTTCTCCTAATGGTTTTTCAAAAATTGTATCTCCTACTTCTCCTATAATATTATCAAATGGATTGTTGGTATCAGATTGATTAAATTTACTTGACAAAATATTTCTAATATCAGGTCTTCCAAGGGCCTTTGAAACTCTAAGTTCTTTAGACAAAAAATTACAAAGAACTTTAATTCTATCTGACGGTTCAGGAGGTAATGAACTCAAGAAACTTGTTAAAGTTGCATTGTTTGATGCATTTTTTATTTCAGTTCCGTTTGATGTTAACATTGATGGTTTGAAAGAAAAATTATTAGGTAATGTGTAACTTTTATCTATTTTAAAAGGTTCGTGATTTTCGTTTCTATCACTATCAACAGTATCAAATAAAGAATATGAGAAACTTTCAAGAACATTTCTCATATCTGAGATTAATTGATTGAATACTTTTGTCTCTGTGAAAGAGTTATATTCTCCTTCGGAAAATTGCATATATCTGTTATAGAATTCTTTTATACTTAAATTTCCTGGTCCATATAGGCTATTAGGTATATCTTTTATTTCCAGAGAATTTTTAACTATATTTGTTTGTTGTATTAAATATCCATAAAATGTTGCTACCTTTTGCAAGGTAAGCAACTTTGAATTAAACTCAGAACTTATTTTATTAAGTTTGAAATTTGTAGATGAAGAATTCATCTCAGTTAACATTTTTTTAAGAGTGTCTTCTCTAAGTGAATTTGTTTGAATTTGATAATTAATCAATTCTAAAATTTGATTCGTATCAGACACTGTATCTTTTAAATTATTAGTTTCTTGTTCAAAAACAGAATTAAATTCATTTATACTTATTATTTCTGGTCTATAAACAGAAATTCCATTTTTTTCAACAATATCAAATGAATTGTTTGTCACAGCAAGATTAGTCAAGTCAAGAGTGTTTTGGTTTAAAGTTCTTATCTCGGGCGTGGCTATTACCAGTGTTGTATTTGCTATGGTATTAACATTGGTTCCGATTGGTGTTTCAGTTCTGTTAAATTGAGGACGAACATGTACAGCTGTTGCACCTAATCGTTGTCTTATTTTAAATAATCTATTTTTTAATGAATTCACTGAACTTTTACCTCGTTTGTTTCAATTTCAGTTCCTTTTGAAAAATCATAATATATAGGCACAACATAATATTTAAATTTTCCTTTTTCATTGTCTGTCAAATTATCAACGAATTGAAAAAAATTTGAATTTGTAACATTATGGCTTTTTCCTATTATTTTTCGCATTCCAAGTATTTCTAGTATGATTAAAAAATGATCAAATTTATTAGAATTTCCTTGTATTGTCCACTTAACAAGAACTTTTTTATCTGATAATTTTATAGCACTTGCTTCTTTTATAGAAGGGATGACACCTGATAAAGATATTTGTGTTTCTACAAAATTAGCTATTTCTCCAAAAGTAAATTGATTTTCTGAGTGGTTTCTTTTTAGGCTATTATCACTAACTATATTTCCTTCTTTTAAAGTAACTGGATGTCTCCATTTATAAGGATATAAAGTATATGTCCTATTGTTTTTATCAGTTACTTGTTTTGTAAAATATTTCAACATTGTTTCTGTTATTCTAAAATATGTAGTTACTGAGTATTTATATTCCATTCCGTTCTTTAATGGTGATACGTTTTTTATTCTTCCTTCTTCTATATCTGAAAAAATTACGGAATTAATGATTCCAAAGTTTTCAACTTCGCCATTTGTAATATTTGTTCTGCTTACATCATAAGCTATTAAATTTTGAAATTTATCTTTTTCTTGAGAAATCTCATCTAAATAAAAATCTAAAATTCCCTGTTCTTGTAAAAATTGTCTTATTTTATCTTGTGTTGATACTAAAAATGTTGATGCTATATTAAATTTAACATCTATTCCATTTGTATCAAAAATAACATTGGGACTTTCTATAATTGTTTCTACAATATTATTTTTAGTTTTAACAAATGTAATAAAAGAACTTGTTTTAGCTTTGTTTTTTGTTCCAGTTTTATATAATATTTTTATAAAATATTCATAAGAATGATTCTGTGAAACAGTTGTGTCTTTAAAAGTTAATTTGTTTGAACCTTCACTTGAAATAAAGAACGTATTGATTAAATCAGACTCTTTTTGTTTTATAGTTAAATTACGTCTATGCAATTCTATATTAATAGCATCAACAGGAATGTCAGTAATTTCTATTTTTATGTTATCTAATTGTAATGTAGTAACAATTGTAGTATTGTCGTTTTTAAATAAATTTTTATTTTTTAAAATTTTGCTATTTGTTTTGACTCCAACACTGGTAAATTCACATGATAATTTTTTTTCATTATTATACGGAATGCATCTATAGATTGAATCACTTGAATTAGCTGTTAAATCAATAAATGATTTAAAGTCTTCTCCGTATGAAAGTTCCAAATCTCCTATAAAATTATAATTTTTTTCAAATTCTTTTAAAGTAAGATTTAAATTTTTCTTATAAACAGAAATACCTGTTGCCATTGGGTCTTTTTGTTTTATATAAAGAACATTTTTACCTGCTTGTGTTGCTTTTACTACATTAACTATTGGAGGTTGTGAAATTAAATTTTCTTGTTCTATTAATTTTGAATGTGGAACTAAAAGACTTTTTCTTTGTAACTCAATACCATTTTTGTTTTTTACTTTATATGTTACATAAAATGAATCAGTAATTGTATTAAATGGTATAGTAAATATTTCTTTTAATGTTAAATTTTTAAATTGTTGTTCTGTTTTGACATTTATTAAAGAATTATTGTTTACATTAACATTGGTTGAGGGATTGTTTGATAATAAAATAAAATCATATAAAGATGTTTTTTTGCCCGACAATCCCAAGCCAGCAATGGATTTTCTTGCAGAAATTATGTTATTTGTTGGCGTGCCGAAAATTTGGGCCGGATCTATCGCTTCATTTATTAAATTATTTGATATTTTTTTAATATCTGCCGCATATTCGGGTTTAGAAAAAATGTTTGTTTCAAATATTGGATATGTTATATTTTTATTTTTTAAATCGTTAGATGAAAATAAATTAAGCGAAGTTGTTTTTGTTGTTGAAGTGTTATTTTTCAAAGATTTAATTTGATCATTAGGAATTTTTTTTGTTATATCTGACTTTATTCTTAAAAAAACACTTGATTCAATTGTTCTACTTAAATCTTTTTCTTTAGAAATTTTATATAATAATTCTTGAGTTATTTGTTCGATTGAATTTCCTTCAAAAATATTTTGACTATTATTTTCACTTAATGAATTTTTAGATATTAATATTTCAACAATATTAACATTGTGTATTAATGCTTTATTTGCATCTATATTATATGAAATTTCATAATTATAACCTTCTTCTTGTGTTGTTTTTAATAAAAACGCCTCACAGGAATTGGTATCCAATATATCTGTATATTTTTTTATTATGGCTTTCATATTTTATTCAAAAACTAAAGTAAACATATTAATAAAAGTAGTCGCTCCGAAATTATCTATAAATATCTTACCCGCAAAAAATACATGTTTTATAAAAAATTCTTTTTGATTAGAAACTGTGAATTGTCCAAAGTCGATAACATCAAGTTTTACAACAGAATTATCTGATAATTCAAAAAACTGAGCAAATATATTATTTTGAGTAGTAGTCTCGGTAAATTCAATTATTTCTTCAAACCCATTTTTAGAAAAATATTCTAATTCTTTTTCAAGATCACTATATGATTCAAAAGATTCTTGATTAATATTCTTGAAATCACCAAGGGATGAAGTTGTTCTGCCAGTTTGTGCCGAATTTACTGGTGGTAAGAATGAAAAATTTGGAATATGAGAAAGTCTTTTATCCATGAAAAAACTTTCCACTTTGTCTATGGATATCTTTTGTGTATCTTCGCTATGAATTGGTTTATTATTTGTTATATTAAATTTTATATTTTTATTACTTAATAAAAATTCCATGTTTGGATTTTGAAAATTATTAGGACTTGATAGTATTCTTAAATTTTTAAAACTTTCTAGTGAAGAACTCAACAATGTACCTGCTGTACTTGCGAATTGTGAACTTGTAACCAAAATAGAACCAGAAAAAATTTGTCCCGACATAACATCAATTGGAGAATTTTTTGGATTAAATAATTTACCTGAATCATCGGCTTCAAATGTAACCTGGTCTTGTGGTAAAGAAGTCGCCTCAAAACAGAGACGATATGTTTCATCTAAAACAGGCACAGAAGATATACTTGAAGAAACGATAGTATCAGTCTGATATATGGATAAACCATCAGAAAAACTATAATATACAGCTTGAAAATTACCCGCTGCTAATTGCCGCCGACCTTCTTCTGTTAAAAGTGTATCAAGAATTCTTTCTTTTGAATTTAATATTCCTGCCATTATATTATCCTTAAGTCATCATCAAAAAATGGTTGTCCGCATTTATATTGTAAATCATAAATGCCGCTATCTTTTGGATTCAACAAAGGATTAGATGCAGTTATACCATAAGAACTTGTTGTTGAAAAATTTATATCAACAATTGAACCTTGGTTTGTATTGGTGTCAAAACTGTAAAAATTTGTAAACAAACGTTGTTCTAACATGTCTCTTGGTTGACCAAATTTATTTCTTCTAAAAATTATATTTGTTGATTCCGGTATTGGTTTATAAACACCGTATTTATATCCTCTACAATTATAACCCAACAGCGAACCAGTAACTAGTTCATATTGGTATGGATCGAAATATTCATTAGCAACTGAGTCTGCTATAAGATGTCCGTAACCAGGATAATTCCAATGTTTCACTCTACAACCATTACTCCATTCTTTAACTAAAATTGAAGGTGAAGAACCAGATGGCATAATAGCTGTTTCGAGTCCATTTACAAACTTACCAAGATAGTCTCCAAATCCAAAAAAATGAAATAATAAAGTCTTAGTATCTGGTGGAATAAAATCATTATATGTATAATCTATCGTATCACCACGAAACTTAATGTCAACAACAGAAGTTAAAGATTTTGTGAAATGAGTTCTACTTGGATCAATACCATATGAGTCTATATCTTTTGTGTCTTTTTCATTAGTGCCTAAATACGATATTCCAAGTGGAAACCCAACCGTTCCACCAATTCCAGTTTTTTTAAAATTAGAAGGAGGCAATTCAATTTTTAAAAAATCTCTAATATTTACACTCAAACCAGGATCATAAAAAAAATCTGTTCCAAAAACAATCCCTGATTGAAGGGAATCAAAAAGCATTAAAGATGAAGTCAGGTGTTTAATTTCATGTGGTTTTATTATGTTTCTTGCAATGTTTTTATATTGTTTTTCAAATGGAAATTGTAATGGCCACTTATAATTTCCTAAATATATCTGGTCAGATAAAGGATTAACACTTGTTATTGGGGTGGGGGGGAAAATTCCATAAAAATCAACATATGCCAAACTAGAAGGTACCACATTATATCCAAGCATCATATAAGAACTTGATATAAAATGAATACCAGGTTTTTTAAAAATTACAGGAGCAGTTCTAACTGGATCAACTACACCTAAAACATAAATTTCTTCTGGATCTGGCATTACAGAATCAAAAAATGTTTCTTCAGGACAAAATAATTTCAGAAATCTTTTTGGAGAAGGGCTAAAATTTTTATCTAAAAAATTATAACAATCGCCCCATGTTAACATATTGCTATTAGAAACAAAAGAATTATTAAAATTAGTTACTGGTGGACCTGATAATGTTCCGCTTAAATTATATCCTTTTATAACTAGAATATTACCAGGAACATGTGTTTGAGTATAATAAGGATTTCTATCTGTTAAACCATGAGACAAACTACCAGTTAAGGCTTTAAATAAAGTATTATAATTAAAAACAGTTTTTCCATTAATTATTTGAAAGGTATTTGTAAGTGTAATATTGCCATACGTGTTATTTGTTGGAGGAACAAAAATGTCATTAACATAAGAACCAGTATAGGCACTATTAAATTCTAATTCATATTGATCATAAATCATTCGATAACCTCATGAATGGTTTCGGAAGAAAGTAATTGGTTTATTGAATTATTATTTTCTTTTCCTTCGGTTATATATGAGCCGTATATAATAATTTTTGATGGGCTTTGATTGTTGAAATTCATTATTGATCTTAAAGGTTGTACTGAATTTATTGTTATATTAGAATATTGATTTATCATGGAACCATAAACGGTTTTTCCATTAAATCTATCTGGATATGGAAGACACCAACCGAAGACTAAATTATCTCCTGGCATTAATAAATATGAATTCTTTATAGAATTTGGTTTATTTGAATTTATTTTAATATCTTCATTTCCATAAGAACCAATATAATCATATATTGAGAAAAAATCACTTGTAGATTCTTTTTCAGGAACAATAAAATTATTTCTTCTTGGATTAAAGATTTTATTAGTTTTATTTATTTCGTTCATTGTGGCAATAGTTGATGCACCCACTATTGTATTGCCAAAACCTACATCTATAGTAGAAATTATTCCACTACCTGTTACACCAACATGAGAAAAAATACCAGGATATGAATCATCTTGTTCAGATGTTAAAGAACAAGAAATATTAATCGAACTATCTGTAGTCCAATTTTTGTCTGTAAAAATATAATTTGCGTCAGTAATGCTTGTTTTAGTTGAGTCTGTTGAACCAAAAATATTAATTTTTCCAATTATATCTTTGCTAGATGAAATAGTAGAAAAAGTCGTTTCAAAGGAACCAGTTGAAATATTTGTAATATATGAAGGAAAGAATCCGCTTGTGCTTCTATTAAAACAACTTGTATTAAATGTTATTGATTGTTTGTCAGCTACATTTCTTTGATTTATTAAAAGAAACGTAGTCATTGATGAATTGGAAAAATCTCCAAAAAAACTACCAGAATCAATTATTTCTATTCCACCATTAAAAACCAAAACTACTTTTTCTACTAAAAATGGTTGTTGAATATAATTTGATAAATTTATTTGTTGGGATGAAGTAGCGTGATATTTGTCACTTTGAGGAAATCCAAAATTAGTTATTAAATTACCGTCATTTTTAGTTTGGGTTGTTACTTCTTCGTTTTTAAAATGTAGTGATGGCGTTGTTGCTAAACATGTTTGTTGAACAAAAGTTACTGTATCTGTACTATATGTACTTGGTTCTACACCAGAACCTATTTTTTCCCATTTTTTTAAATTATTGTTCCAATAAACAATAGAACCAAAAAAATTATCCGAATCTATTAATTCAATTGATTGTGAGTTGTTTGGGGTTAGATCTATTTCTATTTTCTGTTTAGCCCATAGTGGTTCATCAAAATTAATATTCGATGAACCAGTAGCATAAAATGAATTATTAGAACTTTTGCCATCAGATGCCAACTGCCCACTATCATTATATATTGTTCCTTCTTGTCCAGGAGTGAAGTGAATAAGAGAATCACCGATACCAGATATTATCCTGCCGGGTCCATAAATACTTGAAGTTATTTCGGAATCTAAAAATTTATTTCCTTTTTCAAGTCCCAAACCAAGATTTATATCAGTTGGAGGGTCAATTATTAAATAATTTGTTTGATCATTATATATTTTGTTTATTTCTAATTGAGATAATTCTTTATTCCAAATACAATGTTGAGTTACAAGAGTATCAGTACCCATATTTCCAATAGAATAATCCATTGGGCCGCCAGCCATTAAATTTTCTTCCAACAGTAGAGAATTTTGAAGAAATGTACCTGATGTTATTTGTGTGTCATAATACACTTTAAACATTTCATAATCACTACTTGTACCACTTACTATTTGTCCATTATAGGTAAATACCAAGTGATGCCAAGCCAAATCATTTCTACTATCAGGGAAGGTAAATATTTTTTGAACAAATTTCGGTGGATAACCTGGTGACATAAATACGGTAGCAAAATCTTGATCCGCTGCAAATACATAATCTGTTTTTGTTGCGTTGTCTGTTCTGAAGGCCAGAATATCTTGATTACTTGCGGAATTTTCTATGTTATATTTTATCCACAAACTTATAGAAAAAGGTTTATGTGGAGAAAAATCATATAAATCACTAGCACCAGTTGTTAAAAAAGCCGAATCATCCATAAACCTTAAAGAATAATTTTTATATCCATGATATAAATGTGGTAAGTCATTATCATAAATGATTGCATTTGAAGAAAAAATTAATTTATTATTTTCTTGACTCCCAGTAGGAAGAGACGCAACAAGTCCATATTCAGGTGGAAAAACATTATCAGGTGCAACACCAATAGTACTTCCCGATATTGGATAATAAGAATATAAATAATTTTTAAGATTTGGATTAGAAAAAGAATAATCTATGAAATTTAAAGTATTTGTATCATTGTAAAATGTTTTATAACTACCAGTTCTTCCATCTGATGAAAATCTCACAACGGTTGGAAAACTTCCTGTTAATGAATCCTTTAATTGCAATTGTAAAATAGGTGGAAGTTTTTTTATTTGTGTTTTTTTATTTACTCTAGACATTAAACTCCTCTAAATCTACCAACATATGCTATAGAATCTGTGCCATATTGTGCAGAATTTCCTCCATAAACAAAAAAACCAGCATTTGCAGATTTGCTCTGATTTGGTCTCAGGTCTTCGTCTATATTATAATCCATTTGTTTTAAAATGTTTGTAAAATAAACATCATTAGTATTTATAGACTCTACTAAATCATCAACAGAAGTTTCATCAAAAAATTCTGGTTCTCCTTCGTGAGTAGAAACATATTGCGGAATAATAATTCCATCTGTTATTGGGCCGGTACCAAAATAACTCCCGCCATCATCTAGAAAAAATCTAAATTCTAATTCTTTGTATGATATAAATTGTTGTATTCTGTTTGCGCTTCTATTAAAATCTTGAAAATTATTACCATCTTCCAATGAACCATGAACTCTGTGTGCTATGTTTTTTCCTTCATTTGAATTTTTTCTAAACGGTATTGTAATTGGTTCTATAATAGCTTCTTCTTCTTGTTGTGGGCCTTTATTGAATACTATTGGAAACGGATAATCAATTCCTAATTCTATAAAAGAAACAGGATCAAAAATTGGTAAATCTTTAAATGCTGGATCGTTTTCAAATTCTGTAAAACTTCTTGCTTGACCAAGTACATTAACATTTACATAATGTTTAATATTTCCTGCCCAAATTTTTGGCTGCATACCAGCAAATCTATGTCTTGCAGTTATTATTTCTACGCCTTGACGATAGGCATCTACTTCTCTTGTATTTATACCACCTGCATCAAATGGGGCAGGAATGTAATTATTTGGCAATAAATCATTAAATGGCGTAAATTCTGTTCCTATGATACCGTATTCTGTAGAAATTCCCATAATGTACCTTATAGTAAATACAAACAATATAAATTTTTACATTAATTTTTTATAAAATTAATATCTTGTGAAGTTTCCATTGATAAGTTGTAATTTTATATTACCTTTTAATCCATGTCTGTTATTGTCACCTAAATAAATATCAGATAAATTATATTCCATTTTTGGTCTTTCAAGCATGTGAGATTCAATAACATAATTGACACCTAAAAATTTTGTTTTTCTTGGAATTAATTGATAAATAAAATAACCAATGTTTGTGTCAAACCATTTATAAAATTCAAAAAACAATTTAAGATTTATTTTATCACTTAAACGATTAAAATAAACATCCCGTAACACTTCTAATTGTGGATAATCAGAAGAAAATAACAATTCAGGATTTCCTATAATATTATCTAAAATATCTAAAGTAGAAAACATATTAACTATATCTTGATCAAGGGCATCTACCACAGAGAAGTCTATTGTTAATTTAGTGCTATCTGTGGGGCGTTCGCTGGGGCTTAATTCATAAAGAGGTGCTTGGGCAGCATATGAACTAGAATTGACCAAATCGAAATCCTGGAAGCTTCTTGCCCTTACTTTATTTGTTGTGCTGGATTCATCGAATTTTGGAGAAATCAATGAGTAAAAGAATTTTTCTGGTTCTACTATAGAACTTGTTATAGAAAAATTAGAACCCGAGAAAACAAAATTGTTTTGAGAAAAATCTGTTAATAAAATATTACCTGTTATATTAGATTGAGTAACAATTTGATCTGTTGAAATATCTGCGCGCAATCTTTGCCAAGAACCAGACATAGAATTAACAAAATTAAAGTTATTTCTTGGGTCTCGAACTCCAAGAGATTTAAAATTCTTAATGTGTTCAACGCTTTCAGATTCATCTAAATATTTTGACCAAAATCTAAGATGACCAAATCTTCCCTCAAATTCAGAAGCCCTGCAAGTAGAACTTAAAGATTGATTGTTTAAATAATTTACACTAGTATAAGAAACATTGTAATCTATACTTTTTGAACCAACAACTATATAAGAACCAGAATCATTCTGTGTTTGAAAAGATGAAAATTGATTTCCAGTATCTAAAATAAAAGAACTTGTTTTATATAAAATAAAATTATTATCATTTATGGGCTTTCCTATTCGTAAAAAATACGATGAAGAAACAGATGAATTTAAATTATCATCATTTCTTTGGCGACCATAGGACATATACCACTTATCACCATCAAACAAATCAATGCCGCTCATTGAAAGAACATTAAAAGAATTATTAGGAGAAAAATAAAAGGAAATATTTCCATTTTGTACAGCAACTATGTTTGACACAAGAGTTTCAGTTTGATTTGGTAAACTTGCTGGATTCCCAGTGATGAATGTTTTTATTAAACTTTGTGAAGCATGATAAGCTCTATTTTTAGGAAATTGCACCCAAGTTTCTATAGTGAAAGAACCAGATGTTAAAAGTGTATCATTTACAGTACCCTCTGGCTCAGGATATCCAGGTTCTACTCTTGGAGCGACCAAGTAAGGCGAGGTTACTAAACCTCCTGAAAAGAAGTTGATCATTGTACTTATTTCGGATTTGTTTTCTCTAACCCAATTTAACTTAGATTTTGTTGGACCACCATATTCTCTAATTCTAAAATTATTATCTGGTTCAATTCCAAGTGTTCTTATGAAAGATTTTATTGAATACAAAGTGCCTTTTGATTTTAAAATATCCTGCAAATTTGTTAAAATTCTTCTCCAAATTTGATTTTGTATATTTTGCAAACTTAATTGATTTGTTGAAATTGAATCTTGAATATTTTCTTTTTCTATAAATTGTTCAATCGAGGCTCCTGAGAACAGAGAGGGCAAATTTATCCCATATTGATTTGCTAAAAATTGTAAAAACTCATCAGGTATTGTGTTTTTTTCGTCATAATCTACATAGTTTAAATTACCGAACGCTTCTATAAATAATTTTAATTCATCAAAATATTTGGCCCACACATAAAGAAGTGACATTAGAATTTGTGTATTACCAAGTTTTGTTGTTCTTGGTTCGGTTGTCGAATCAAGTTCGGTTAAAATACTACCGTCCTCAGACTCTAAAGCATCTTGTACTTGACCTTCTAGAAAATAATGCTTTGGTATTAATTTTGTAATTAAATCTGGGTTTTGCTCATCAAAATTAGATGCGCTTATTAATAGATTTGTTCTAAATGTTTCTACTTCGGCAATTTGTCCAAACAAAACAGGGCAAGTTTCTTCTTTTTCATATGCCATTGGAGAACTACCAGCAATTGAAGAAGTTGGAAACTCCCTAACTCCTAATGAATTACCTAAAATATTAAGTTTTCCATGTAGAGATTTTCCACTACTGTCAATTGTTACAAGAGATTCACAATTTGGCGGCTCATTAAACTTAAAATAAAGTTTTAAATCATCAGAAGTATATACCACTTTATTTTGATATTCGAGTCTTTGAGCATCAGAACGAATAGAATGCCAAATTCTCAATTCATCAATAGCACCAGACAATGTAGTTTGTTCAGTATGTGAATATTCATTTGTATTAAAAGACGAACCAGAGCCTATAACAAAATCTATTCCATCCCAATATGTTGACTTGAATTCAAAACCAGAAGAACTTGCTATTAAATTTTGATCAACATAAGTAAAAACTTTATTTACAACAGGATTTCTGTCCCAAATTAAAGACAAATGATGAAAATTTCCTTTTGGAAAATCAAAATTGATTGATTTTGTTTTGGAACCACTTGATACATTAAACCACAAAGAAGCAGTAGACGAGTTTAATGTAGAGCTGGCAACTAAATTAAATCCTTCATAACCAACACTTGACTGGCTTAGTTTTGTCAATATCGTTTGCCCAAAATTTTGTTCAGGAGGCAAAAACAAATACATTTCAATCGTCATTGAATCAAGACCAACATTTAAAATTGATTTACCTGAGATTTCTCTAGATAGCTCTGGATATTGAACTCCCTCAATGTCTTTTACAGTAATCCAGGTTCCTCCATTTGATTCATTTACAGCAGAACCAGAAAAGAAAGCATAACCTTTGTGTTTTGGAAAATTATCAAAAACATATTTTTCAAACCCAGTCAAACTATCAAGAAATGCTTCATGCTCTTTTTTTGTCCCATCAAAAGGAAATTGATTGAAAATCTTATCAAATGAAATATTTGTTTTTACTTGAGCGGAGTTAAAAAAGGTATGTTCCTCAAATTTACTCCAATCAATTTTTAATTGTTGTGTTGATTTTAATCCTGTTCCAAATAAATCATATTTGTAAGATGAAGAATTTCCTAATTCGGTATTAGAATAATCATTTAAATTATTTGTTGTTAAAATAATAGAACCTTTATCTGGTGATAATGCATTTCTTATTACCATTGGGGAAAACAATGCAGGAACATTGTTTCTTAGATTATCTGTTACGTCATTGCTCATTTTGTTGCCTTAAATATAAATCCTTCATTTGACACAAAATGTACATTATCATCTTCGATTATTTTAAATTCAAATTCATAAACTTTATTTATATCTAAATCCTCGAACCAAAAATCAAAATACATTCCCTCGCCATCAGATGACATTTTTGTTCCAATGTCATCGAAAGGAATTATTATATCTTTAGTGTAAGGATCTATTAATCTCCAAAACATATTTTCAAATATTCTTGATTTTGAAGGTCGCGGCAATTTTAATGCAAAAACTTCAAAATTATAATCTTGAATAAAAACACGTAATTTTGAATGTTCTTTTGTATTATAATATTCTTTTAAATTTATTATGTTAACAACATAATTTTTTAAATCAAACGAAGAATCTGATACAGAGTATTTATTGAACTTGATATTTGAACCAGATGAATATACTATAGAATTATCTAAAGACTTCCATACGGTTTGAAAAGTTACTGAATATCCTACATCGTCTATAAAATCTAACAACGTTGGGTTTGTTGTTAACAGTTCTACATCGGTATAATAAATTCCGTTTTGTTTTAAACTACCGAAAGACAGTTGACTACCCGAGAAAGATGCGCTATAATGACTTAAAATTGATGTTTTATATGTTATGTTTTGTAAATGAGTTGGACTATAAGATGTAGTTAAAATTGAAATAGATTTGCTTGCGAAAAGTTCAAAAACTAATGAATTTGCTCCTGTAACTTCTTGTGAAGAAGAATTAAAATTAGTTAAAATTGAACGCGGAGTATTATAAATATAAAATTTGTTTGGTTGATCGAATAGTGCCAAACTAGAGTCGTCAGATATTGTGTCACCATCCCATTTTACTATCAATTTTGGATGCAGATTTTTATTATTTGTATGCCTGGAACCAAATCTTTTAACAAATCTAGTATATTCATCATTTTCTTCTGATTCGGCGAATGAAATTCTAAATCCATTATTTGTTATATTTGAAAATATCGAAGCTGATACTAAACTTGTTACGTCTATAAACAAGTCTTCATCGCCAGATTCAAAAAAACTAGTAACCCCTAAGCTTTGTGAACCAAGTCCTATATTACCTGATGTGTAATAGTCTACATTTGAACCTATAGAGCCTGAACAAGATGCTCCTCCGCTTATCCATGGAACAATTATTCCGCTAGTATGTGACGCGGTTATCCAATTTGCAGCGTCGAGATCTCTGTATGCTACGACATCTAGACCAGTTCCCTCATTGAAGTCTTTGGCCAGTGGATAAACTTTTAAATTAAAGTGAGTTGGAGTTGTTTGTCCTCCATAAATATTTTTTAAATTAATATAAGTTTTAAAATTAGAACCACTTGGATTAAAAATTGAAGAAGTCAATTGATGCAAAGGCTCTAAATCAAACTTTATTAAAATTCTACTTAATTCTGTTAAATCAGAAGTTCCAGATAAAAAATTACTTTCATTATAAAGTTTAAATAAATCTAAAGTTCCAGCGGAACCAACATTTGAATCTAAGCTTCTGCTGTTTTTAATAACTTTATTTGTTATATACGTATCTTTTAAACATTTTAATATTCTATACATAATTTATTTATATAACCCCGCCTTCAATGTCGAAATCAGGATATCGTAATTCAAATATTGAACCTGGGGGGCCAACCAATATTCCTTTAGTAATATTTGATTCCACGTCAAACTGTATATCACTATAATTTCTTTGGCCGATATTATTTGAAATATTTTTTATTTTAACTGAATTGACTGAAATTACTCCCAAATTATTATATATAAGATTGTGTAAATCAGATATTATTAATGGCTGGTCTATGTTGAAATTTTTTGTTTGAAAAAAACTCTTTAACCTAGATAAAATATTTTGTATTACTAAATTTGCGTTATAATCTGGGTGTGGTACTATTGAAAATTCCACTTTAATATTTATTATTTGTGCATCTAATATATCGATTGCATCAGATATCATTCTATAATTATTTAAATAAACTTCCATGTTTTGTTTTAAAGTATCTGGTGAAATAACAAGTTGTTTGTTTGCGTTTCTTGATACTATGTATAGTTGTGTAGCTAAAGGATTGTTTGAATTAGAGCGAACACTAGCCCTATAAACTCTTCCAAAATTTGCTGGCATTGTATAAACTCTGGCAATAAGGTCTTCTTTTGTAACTATTCTGCTTTGAGAAGCCTTAGAAGCTGGTATTAATGCCTTCATTTCGTTTATACTCAAAGCATCTTCTCCCCCTTGAGCTTTTTGAGGATTTGTCACATTTAATGATCTTCTAACGTATTGTGAATTTGCAGCACTAGGAGAATTTGGAAATGACATTCCAACAGAATCTAATCCTCTAATTGTATTTTCGGATACATTGTGCTGTAATCCACCACCATATCTAAATTGTACAGTTATTGTAGAATTTGGTGTAATTACTCCAAGAGTTTGAGAATCCAATAAATTACCTGGATTTATTGAAAATCTTGAAAAGGTTTTTTTACCATATAAAGGAAGCGCATATTCGGATGGATCTGGTATAATATCATCATTTAAAGCTTTTGCGTTTCCGCCACCAAAAGTTAAAGTTGTTAATTTGGTATTTATACTCATTTGTTTTATGAATCTATAAGGAGCAGACATTACAATTAAATTATCTCTAACAAGAACATTATCTTTGCCAAAATTTAATATTGGTTTGTAAACTGTGTCTTGTGTGAGATATTTTACTTCATAATATTCATTCCCACTAGAATCAATTACTGATATAATCTGCGTTAAATCAGGTCTTGATAGTGTGAACTTTTTAAACTTTTCAAAAGATTCAACATTAAAACTTTCTGTTTCTCTTTTTCCCGATATAGCGGTGCCTTGTCTGGCCAAAATAAAAGAAGTTGGCAAGTTATTGGGATCTTTTGAACCAATTCTAACAGAAGCAATGTAGTTATTATTACTATCAAATTCCGAGAAATCTAAATTTTCTAATAATTCAAATCCTATACCACTATTTGATTTAAATACACTGCCTGCCTGAACAATTGGGAGACACTCATGTAAAGGAATAGGTGGTGATACAGAGTAATCCGCAGGTACTTGAATAGATAATTCTAAATCAACTACAGCAGGTGACATTCCAGTAATTTCTATATCAGAATTTTTCAGATGCCTTTCAATGTTTTTAATTTCTGTGGCTGATGTTGGGTCCAATTCATGAAATTGATGATCTAGGTAGAAAGATTGAACGTCTCCAACATATGCGGCTAATTCTAATAATAATCCACCCATTGAAGCATCAGAGAAATCTTGAATTCTATCTGGAAAATGAATTCTTGCATATTCAAAAAGATCATTTTTAAATCCTTCAAAATCTTTATTTAAGAATTTTCTTTGTTTAATAGATTTTATTAAATCTTTTTTTGAATCGAATGACATAATTTATTCCTTATATAGTAAATAATGTTACTTCTATATTTCTATTGGTAATTTGTAAAGAAGGTATACTATATTCAATTAGCAGGTTCACTCTAGCTGTTGTGGTTTTCTCAGAGTGTAATATAGTAGATACATAGTTATCGGGACTGATAAATGGCATCCATTTTGTTAATGCTGTGTTAATTCTAATCATTGCCTCGTTGTCAAAATTTTCTTTGTGAGAAAAATCACAAAGTATTGGTCTTAAATTTGCTCCAAAATTATACTTTCCTATTCTTTCTCCCCAATTTGTTAAAATTAAATTTCTAAAGTTATCATCAATCTGATCCGCAATATTTGTATGCATAACCAAGAGACCCTGCCCGTCATAATCTAATTCTAAAGGAGTTTTAATTCCTATTGGTTTTGTAAGTCTGACAGGTAAACTAGTATCTTCTACTGAGAATTTCTTAATCCCTACATTTTTAAAACTTAACTTTGACATATTTTTTAAATATTAAACTTTTTTAATTTGAAGAGAATTTGTTTGCATTGAATTTAAAATCTTTTTTCCTACATAGGAAGCAATGGCTGAAGCGGTTTGTTCTGATTGGAATTTTATTAATGCTTCTGCTAATGCCTTTGCGGGTGTTTTTGCCTTCAATAATAATTCAGCTCTATCATTAGTGTCTTTAGCAACTTTAATTAATGCGTCGCGTAATTCATTTGTTAAAATATCACTCATTCTCCGAATATCCTTTCAGACTTAGATTCTTCTACAGAAGTATCTGTATTTGATTTACCGTTACTAACTGCTTGTTGGGCTTGCGAATCACCTGTTGTAACCGCAGTACTTATGGATGTAGCTGTGGGTGTCACCGCTGAAGCTGCTGCTGTTAAACTAGAAATTGGAGTAAAAGGTACGGCCACGGATGCCATAAATGCACCATTTAATGTATTCGCTAGTATTGTAAAATTTTGATTTATAGCATTTAATTGTGATTGCAAAGCAGCTCTTACATCTTCAATTTCTTTTTGCAAGTGATCAACGGTTTTTTTAAATTCAGTCCATTTAATATAAGGTTCGGGAGGTTCGTTATTGGTTGATTGTCCTGTTGCTTTACCAAAATAAATTTTTGGAGCCATTATTTGAATATTTGCTTCGTTATTAATAAAGAAATATCCAATGTCATCCTCAGTAGTTCCTTCTCTCATTAACAATAAAGAACCAGAAATATTTAAATCAGTATTGTTTCTTGCTATAAATCTTATATTGTCTGCTTTTCCAATTACATAAGACTTTCCAAACGTACCTGATAAAGTTGGATTTGGTTGTATAATTGGCAATGTATCTGTTGCGTATGTTACATTTGGATTATTTACTATTCCAAAATTAATATCTGCATTAGATTGCATTGTAACAAGAAGTCTTGCTGCATCATTAATTAAATCAGGATTGCCCTCGTTTTGTGCATCTTGGTCTCCTTCATAAACATATGGAGACTTATTAACTTCGCGATGGCCTCTAGAATTGCGTGTAATCCACGGAGAAGTTCCATTTGGTGAAGTTACACTTTGACTTGGCCCGTCGCCCTCTGGTAATACTCTGGAACGTCCTGCGACCATATCAATACATCCTGCTTGAGTTACACCCAAAGAAGAGGTTATGGAATTTATTCTGTCAGTTCCTAAAATAATTAAAGAATTATTTTTGCCTTGCAAGACAAAATCTCCAGGTCGTTTTTTAAATCTAGGAATTGGTTCAAAAGTAAAAAACTTTGCCGCTTTACTTCCAGCTAATATTCCATCATATGGATTTTCATTATTACTTCCTGTTATCCTTAAGGTAAGGTTTCCTTCATTGTTTCCACCATTTGGAAAACTTTGTGTTATAACTGTTTGTTTGCCACGCTGATCTGTTCCTATGTTTTGTGGATTTAAAAATCCTTGATATCTACGATCTCCATGCGTGTAATTTACATCTTCAACAGTTCTCTGTTCTGATATTCTAGTTAACCAAAATCCCATTAAAGAACGTTGAAAAGAATAATCTTCATATATTACATATATCTGTTCCCCAGGAGCTATTGGTAATAAGAAATTACTAGAAAAAAATGGAAATAAAATTATTTCTGTTGGATTTGCTGCATCCTGACTATTTGATGTAATCCTTGCAACAACAGAATTTATTGGCATTATGTCTACATATTCTGGATTATTAACTCTCTCTGCTAGTGCTTGAAGTTCTTCTTCTGTATATGAGGAAGGATCACAAATTACCTCAGTGACAACAGCTTTTAATAAAGTTGGTGCTTGTCCTTGATTTCTTAATTGTCTTAGGTCGTCACCAATTTGATTATTGGCAAACCCACCTGCGACTCTTCTAGTGACTATTAAACCATTTGCCATACATTTTAATTATCAGTTTTTATTTTTTTCATACTCTTTTTCCAAAGTATTGTAAATATCATCATCACTAACAACCAAATTATCAGTTTTTTTCTCAGCTGCAAATACTTGTTCGGCTAATTTTAATAATTGCTCGTTTGCTTTTGACATGCGTTCCATATATCTTGATAGATTTTGTCCATGCAATGCATGTTCGTTTGGTTTACCATAAACGGCTTCATATAAATCATACCAAACTATATAGGCATTTACCCTATCAGCGGTAGCGTTCTCGAAAATTTGTTTCCACAAAGTCTTTTGTTTGTCTTCTGTACTTGAAATATTATCTAATAATTTATTAAAATCTCTCAGATATCTTTCGTTTTCTTTTTTAAGTTCTTTAACTTTTGTAATTTCTAATTCAGCAAATTCAACATCTTTGAATTCTCTAGTTAAAGGTTCTATATCATCAAAAACCAATTCGTTTATTGAATTATCATTTTTTTTATGAGATTTCATTTTCTTCTTTTCTTTTTATATCTCTATAGTGTTTTTTCAGAGAAGCTAAAATAACACTAAGTTGTTTTGAATTTAATCCAGTTATTTCTCTTAAATATAATAAAACAGCTCTTTTGTTTAAAAAATCTACTTCTTCTAAATCTTTTAATAACATAGAAATAGCTCTAACACAATTTTTTTCATTTTCTGTTTTTACAATATTAACCAAATCTTCTATTGTTGCTTTTAATTCATCTGGGTATAATTTCATAAACATTAAATCATCACCAGCTGGTATTATATTGTAATTTTCTATAGTATACAAATCATGTTGAGCCATCGTATCTTTGTCGTCAATTGAAATATATGTTTGTACTTTTTTAGCATTTGTTTTGCTTCTTATTGTAAGCCAATTTTTAGCTACAACGTTAAAGTAACTGAACGCCTTAGAACCTTTATCTGCTTGAAATTTTGGAAGTGTTCTATACAAAAACTCTAAACATTCGTTTTTTAAATCAACCCTGCTTTCATGTACTACATTAAACCCGTAAACATTAATCAAATTTTCTACCAAAGAATCAAAAGCAGGATATATTTCTTTTAGATAAATATCGTTTTTTAATTTAATGTCTTCTTTTGCTTGATATGACACAATTGCATCTTGTGTCTCCATGGTAATATAATTCATTGTTTTCTGGCCTGGCTTTTTTCTACTTATTTTTTTATAAGCCTTATCAGGTTTGTTAGACAATGCATCTTCTAGTTCTAATGATAATTCAGAATTTTTTTGTGACTTGTTTACTTTAAACCTAGTTTTCTTTTTCATAATCATCATTTATTACCGTTATATATTTCTCTTTACTTAAATTTGTAAAGTTTTTTATTACTCTTAGCAACTCAACATTACTTAATTTGACATCATCAAGAAGAATTTGAATCGATCTTTTTACTTCTGGAGATTCAAAATACATTTCCATTTGCAACACATCAGTTGTGCTTTTTGCTGTTCTCTCAAATACCTGTAAAGCATCAGATAGTGCATCTTCTATATTCATTATTATTCTAACAAATTTAATTAAATAATAACAAGAAACAACTAATAAAATAAAAAAAATAAAATTTGAAATTACAGATAAAATTAATAAAACATTTATCATAAAAACTTACCTAGTAATTCAGTATATTTACTAGAAATAGAATCAAAACAATAATTTTTTGTTAGTTTTTCTGATAGTTCTATTGCCCATTGTTTTGGTATTTCTGAAGACTTGTAAAATTTTCTTATCTTATTTTTAAAATCAACTTCTGAGGGTTCTCCCCATTGAGCACCAGGCATAAAAATTTGATTATCTATTCTTCCAGCAGGAACAGGGGACGATTTAGTCTCTATAGGAATAAATTTACCTAATTTCAAATATTCCGTATGAGCGGAGTAATTTGAAGCTATTATTGGTATTTTTGCTACTGCTGATTCTAATATTGGCAAACCAAAACCCTCTCCATGTGTCAAAGTCACAAATCCTTTAATACTTGGTTCTTTGTATAATTTAGCAATATCTAAATTAGACATCTCGCCATGTAATAAATAAATTTTTGGATTTGCCTTTACAGAAACCTGATCTAAAAGTTTAACAAGCATGTTATTAGCAAATTGCTTATCTATTTCACTATTTCTACCCAGATTTGTTTTTAGAATTATACCAACATCGGAATCGTTTTGAAATTCTTCACATAACCACTTTAGAGTATATCCTAAATTTTTTCTATCTTCTTCGGCTACATTAGAAGTAAATTGTCCAAAAATTAAGAAATTAAATTTAGTTTCAGGATTTAATCCCAACGGTTCTATTGAACTAATATTTTCTAATTCATCAAAATAACTTTCTGGTATGACACAAATTTCTGTTGTTGTAGGACCAGTATTTGAAAAAGCCTTTTTAGAATATTCAGATGGCACAATCACTAGAGACATTTTATTAACACAATTTATCCATTCTGGATTTACTCTATCTGCCTCAACACCAGCAGTTATCCCAATATTTATGTCTGCTAATTCTTCACACCATTCGTTTGGTAATTGCAGTTGGATAGAAACATCGTATTTATCCAGTTTTTTATAACTTGCTTGAAATATTCTTCCTATTAAACCACTTTGCTCATATACGTTTGTCAACCATGGAGTTTGTCCCCAATTTAATAATTCAGTATGTATTTCAATATTTCCTACTCTGTCTGCATAATCAAATAACCATCTAGCTACTTGTCTTGAATGGACTCCATATCCACTTTGTGTTAATAGTGGTGCTCTTAATAAAATTGTCTTTTTCATATTTAAATTTCCTCTATGATTTTTATAGATTTTAAAATTTCACTTGTTGCATCTATAGGATGTTGAATATTTTTAGTTTGATCGGAATTTTCTATAATAGCTTCTTTATTTTTATTATTAAACTTTGATGCTTCAATTTGTTGAAATGTCCACTTTGAACCTTTTGTATTATTGAAATTATTAATACAAGTAGATAATGTAGAATCCCAAGAGTTTATCATATTTTGATATGAAAATTCAAAATCAACATAATCTAAAACTTTCCTTTTCATGTTAATTTTTTCTTCACTTGTCATGTCAAAAATTTTCATAAATCCTTCAACGACATCTTTATGAGAAGAAAAATCTTCATAAATATAAGGAACCATTTGTGAACCAACCATTTGTCTAGAAGCAGGTTGTATTGCGACGCCATTTTCGCTACCATCTCTCCAGTCAATTACTTGTCTGGTTTCTCCTCCAGTACATAAAGCAATTATTGGCTTTCCAACCATCATGGAAATTAAAGTACTTAAACCAAAACCTTCAGCTTTTGCTATATTTATAATTGTATCTGTTATGTTGTGCAACATATTCATGTGATTAGCCTGAAGTTTGTCTACTGAAAACATAACATTTTCATTTATTTTCAACATTTCATTTACAGCATATAGATTTGGCCCTTCCATATCTGCTGGATCTGTATGCATTACTAATAAAGCTTTTCTGTGACCATATTTTTTTTCTAATTCATCTAGAAATTCTTTCCAACAAGCCATAACATCAGCAGGCAACTTTCTTGTCGCATTTCTATTAACCCATAATACTTTAAACCAATCTGCTTTGTCTCCAAAGTGTTGAACTTTTAATGTCTGTATTTGTTCGTCTGACATTGGAAAATATTGCTCTTTAGGAAAAGCATGTGGAATATAATTTGTTTTCTCAGGAAAATTTGGTTTAACTAATTCAAATGTTTTCCATGAAAGACAATTTATTAAATCTGTAGAACGATACCATACTCCATTAAAATCTGGGTATGGGTCATTATCCCACACATGCCAGTATGTTATCGGACACACTTGTCTTATCTCATCCTCCATTTCCCAAACCCAAACAAATTGTCTAGGATCAGTTACCATTAAAATGGCATCAGGCTGCTCAGTTAATAGTAATTTTCTTAACTGTTCTTTGCTGCCAAATCCATCTACAGGTTTTATTTCTAAATCTGGATGTGGTTTCATTACATCATAATTACCATGTTTAATCGCGCCGCCCAAAGACTTAAAAGTATATTTGCCTGTTTGAATTAAACCATTTATTAGTGCAAGAGTTTGGACTCCGACTCCACTTGGTGATAACACATGATCAGATAATACTAATATCTTCTTTTTTTCTTTTGGTAAATTTATTCCTATTGAACTTGGATTAAAACTCATTATTTTCCTCTTTTATTAAAAAAGTATGAGTTTTTTTCTATCAAAAGTATAATACAACATATCAAAACAAAAATTTTATTTTACTATTTCAATATGTTTTCTATCTCGTGTTCATACATCACTTCAACCAACTCTTTAAACTTTACTTTTGGTAGCCAGCCAATGGCTTTATTTGCCTTGGAAGCGTCTCCTAGTAGGTAAGGAACCTCTTCTGGTCTAAAGAGCCTAGAATCAATTTCTACGCATTTGTCTATATCAAGACCAGCAAGTTTAAATGTTTCTTCTAAAAATTCTCTAACCGTGTGGGTTTCTCCTGTTGCTAACACATAATCATCTGGTTTTTCTTGTTGAAGCATTAAATACATACCATACACATAATCATCTGCATAACCCCAATCTCTACAAGCATCTAAATTTCCTAAATATAATTTATCTTGAACACCTGTTTTTATTCTAGCGGCAGCAATTGAAATTTTACGACTTACAAATGTCTCTCCGCGTCGCGGACTATTATGAACATGTCCATTTCCTATACCAGCATGAAATGTACCCGATTCGGTTGTAAGGTCATAAAACCAACCATTATAATTTGGTATTTCAATAATTTTTTTTACTTCATTCTCATTTTTAGCAAAATGATGTTTTCCACTTGGAATATATCCTTTTTTAATTTTTTGTATTGTTTTACGTGAAATTTTTGTATCTCTATTGATTTTTCTAATTGAAGTTTTATTATCTAATAATCTTTTAACCAATTCATATTTTGTTTTACTATTTTCCAATGAACGATTTGTGTTTGATAACAAATTTATAGAATAATAAAGATTCCATTTATTAAATTTAAAAACATGCTCAACGTTAATATTGCATTTTTGTTTTGTTGTTTTTTCAATCAAAAACAATAGCCCAAGAGCAAGAGTAGCAGAGTTTGTTTTAAAATTTTTAAATTCATAAATACAATTATTTTTTTTCAATCCATCAGCATCATTATAGCCTTCAAGAAATGCCTGCATAATGTTTTTGTTTGAATTTAAAATTATTTTCGGAATTCTTTTATAATTTGTTTCTGTATATAAATCTGGTATTTTTTCTTCTACCCATTGCGTAGATTGATTTAATGTTAAATGCCAAATTTTTTGTAAAGGATTAAAACCAGATTTACCATGATAATAATTTGAAGTTTTATTCAACGAATCCCAAATTTTTTTATATTTTTCTAATTCTTCTTTATTTTTTGATATGAGTTTTAAATTATAATTGTTTTTGTTTTTTTGTTTTTTACAATATCCATCACCAACAATAAAACCAATCAAATTTGCTTCTTCAATAGTTAAATTTTTACTTTCATCAATATCTGGAAAAGATTTTACCAAACTAACCTTATCACCGATTTTTATATTTGAAAATTCTTTCTCTGTCCCGTCATCCATAATATGATGATGATTCCCTGTTGCAAATACTGCTGATTTTTTTGAAATAATAAATTTTGGTCTCTTGTTGTCTTCTTTAATTAAATGGGGATATCCAGACGCATATAAAACTTTTGTCCATTTTTCTTTATCCCAAACATACAAATCAGTATCAACATTTGTTTCTTGATATTTTTCCAAATCTTCATTTATTGATGGAATATTTTCATTTTTAGTATGATATTTTACAATTTCAGATATTGGTTTTATATCAATTAAATTTGTTGTTTCACTAGTTTTAAAAACAAGAGGCATAAAACCACCTAAAGTTTCGTGGTTGAACAAAATTCCCGAAGAAGCATGAAGCCCATAAGAATTTCTATAATTTTTTACTATATTATGTCCAAACAGTTTTGCAGCCGCATACGGTGAAGCAGGCAGCATGATACTGTCTTCAGTATAACCAGTTGTTGGACACGGTGCCGTTCCATACATTTCTGAGGATGACGCCTGATAGAATCTTGTATGTGGAGATAATTCTTTAATTGCATTAAGAATTCTTAATGTGCTTTTTGCAACAGTATCCAAAGTTTCTTCGGTTACTTCAAAAGAGACTTTTACATGAGATTGCGCTGCGAGATTATAAAATTCATCTGGTTTATATTTGTTTATAATACTAAAGATAGAAGAAGCATCATGCATATTTCCATATACTAATTCTAAATTTTTATTATTATAAAATGAATCTAATCTCTCATGTGCGTTTAACAGAGAAGTTCTTCTTTTAATTCCGATTACTTTATAACCTTTTTCAAGTAAAAGTTCTGCTAAATAACTTCCATCTTGTCCTGTTATTCCAGAAATTATTGCTGTTTTTTGTTTATTTATCATATGCCTCTAAATGAATTTAATAATTACATAAATTATAACTTAATATTAATTTTTAGTATACCATAATTGTAATTTATTTATATAATTTTAAAACATCAACTAAATAATCAATTTCTTTTGTTATTTCAAAGTGATGATTTCCAATAAATAAACCATTGTCATTAACACAATCTGCATTAATTAATTTATTATATTTTTTACATTTCATATGTTTTACAACAGGATTTCTAAAAAAATTACCTGCAACAATAGGTCTACATTCTATGTTGTGTTTATCTAATAAATTAATTAATTTTTTTCTAGAATAGGAATCTTTTAAAATTAAAGAAAATCCAAACCAAGAACTATTTGAATTGTCTGTTTCTTCTTGAATTTGAATAAAATCAATTTCTTTCATTTTTTCAATGAAATATTTAGCATTTTTTCTTCTTTGTTTCAACAAGTTTGGTAATTTTTTTATTTGTTCTATTCCTAAAGCTCCGCTCATTTCAAGTGGTCTTACATTGTATCCTGGTAAAATAAAATTATATGATTCTATAAACCAATCTTTGGATTTTGTACCCGAGACGTGGTTTTCATCAGGTAAATTTCTTGTCCAACCGTGTGCTCTTAAAGATAATACTATATGATATAACTCCTCATCATCAGTTACTACAAACCCGCCTTCCATTGTATTTATATGATGGCTAAAAAATGTACTAAACGTTCCCATTAATCCAATTGTTCCACATTGTTTATCTTTATATAAAGCACCCATAGATTCACAATTATCTTCTAAAAGAATGGTATCGGTATTTCCAATAATTGATTTTATTTCATCAAAATCATTTGAATTACCTAAGAGATTTACACACATTAATATATCTGGAGTTTCTTCTTTGAACGCATTTTTTAAATCAACAAGATTATAATTTAATGTTTTTAAATCAATATCAACAAACTTTAACCTATAGCCATATTGATGAAAAGGGTAATATGTTGTTGCCCAACTAACTGCTGGTACAATTACCAGAGGATTTTTTTTTCTTTTAAAAGATTTTCTATATTGTAAAGCTGCAACCATTAGTAAATTTGCAGAACTTCCAGAATTTACCATAACACAATATTTTGATTTCACATATTCAGCAAAATTTTCTTCACATTTTTTAACATTATCTCCCATGGTAAATTTTCCAAATTTAATAACTTGTTCTAATACATCATATTCTTTTTGATCCCAAGTGATTGATGCTAATTTGTATTCTATTTTCTTCACTTAATATTCTCCAAATAATATTTATATGTTTTTTCAATGCCTTCTTTTAAAGAAGTTTTTGGATAAATTCCAATTTTAAATGCGTCAGACGAATCTAATAATTTTTGTTTCATTCCTTTAGGCATACTGTGATCGTAATCAGAGTATTCTACTTTTACACCTAGAACATTTGCAATTATATCATAATATTCTTTAATAGAAAAATCACATCCTATTCCTACATTCAAAATACTTGGTATTTTTTCCCAATTATTAATTGAAAACCACATGGCGTCAGCAAAATCCTCAGAAAACATAAATTCTCTTCTAATTTCAGTTGGTTGTGCTGGTAATAATGCTAAATCTTCATTTTTTTTATTATCTATTTTTTTAATTACTGCTGGTATTAAATGAGCATCTTCATTAAATTTATCAAAAGGACCATAAAGATTTGGTGCTATAAGCGTTTTTAATTCTAAATTATTAGATTTATCATCAGATAAATGTTGGCACAATTTAGTACCAAATAATTTTGCAAATCCATAACTCTCATTCGTTGGTTCAAGTTCTCCAATACCTAAGTATTCTATTTTTAAAGGTTGAACACTGTTTCGAGGATACATACAAGAACTTCCTATGTTTAGGATTTTACATGAAATGTTTAGTTCTTTTAAAGAACTTAATAGATTTAAATACATTAACATATTAGAATGTCCAAATTCAAATTGATTTAATATATTCGCTTGTATTCCTCCGACTTTACAGGCACAATGAACTACAAAATCAGGATTAGTATTTCTAATATAATTTTTTATATCATCTTTAATAAAAAGATTGCACTCTTTTGACGAAGGAGCATAAATCTTATAGTCTATATTTTTTGATTGAAATGTTTTTCCTAATAATCCATTTCCGCCAGTGATTAATAATTTTTTATTTTTTAACTTTGAAAATTCCATAACTTACCACACTATTCCAAATTTTACTATGTAATAAACTTTCATCTGAATTTGCTTTTTCTATCTCTGTTGTTTTAAATTCTAATGGTTCAAAATAATTTGATACTAGATTAATAAAATCTTTCATTCCAAAACTAATATTGGAATTATCATAATGATTATTTTTTATTAGAATTTTTTCTAATTCATTCCATGCAGAATATATAGGATCTTTATTGTCTTTGTTCCAAAGTTCATCTAATGTAACAACCATCAATCCATCTTTTTTACATACCCTATGAGCTTCCTTTATACTTTCCAAGAACAATTCTTCTTTTTCAAAGTGTTCGAAAGTACTAATACAATAGACAATATCAAATTTATCATTATCAAATTTTAAATCCGTCATATCCATCCACTGGACTTTACAGTTATCTGTGTCTATTGTTTCTGTTTTGAGTCTTTCATCAAAATCGATTCCACAATATAATTTTGTTTTCATTACATTAGTGACAAAATCATACCAATTATGTTCCGAGGGTGAACCTATTCCTAAATCAAGAACAGTTTTATCTTTGGCATCTAAAATTGTTGCTGCCCAATAATATTCATATGGTCTTGAACCCCAATTGCCAAAACGCAAACCATCTAATGTTGGGTCTGTTGGTTTAAAATATCCAAAATTTTTCATAATTTTCTTTCTTTCTTACTGTTTGAAAAGTTTTTTAAATCTATTGTTGTATCAGATAATAGTTCCGAATAATTTTGTAAACATCTGTTTGTTTTAAGATAATATTCTTTATTTATAGAATATTCATTAAATTTATTTGATTCCTCGGTAACAAAATTTTCATATTCTAAATTAAATGATTTATATAAATCTCTTATAAAGTCATTTACAAAAATCATACGACCTGACCCAATTATTTTATGTTCGTATGTGTTTAATATTTCTTTTACAAAATAAGAAGGACTAATCATGTCTCTATAAAAATATGTATTTCCTATTGATATTTTTTCTTTATTTAATATAGAATTATAAATTTTTCCGAACAAAAAATTTTTATTTCTAAATGGTGAATTAAAATTAAATGGATAAATTATTTTTACATTATTTAATTTATTTTTTGTCTGTTCTAATAAAATAAAATCTGATAATTTTCTTTTAGAATTAAGATATGATGTATCCCAATGATCTTTTGGAAGTTCTAAACTAATTTGGCCAGAATGTTTGTTCCACAATTCACATGTAGAAAAAACATAAATATATTCCGAATTATCTTTAAAAGAATTTATATAGTGTTTAGATAAACTATAATTAATTTTTTCATATTGTGTTTGATCATCAATAAATTTTCTAGATTCTCCAAAACATAAAAAAACTTTATTCCAATTTTGTTTTTTATATTCTTTTATGTTTTTCTCTCTTGAAGATAAAAATATATTATCAGAATCATTCATATAATGACTGAATTGTGATGTGTTACCGATAATAAGATTTTTCATTTCAGATGACTTTTAATATTGAATTAATTCTGCTCACATAGGTATGTTTTTCTTTTACTTCGTTTATTAATTTTGTCATAACTTGTGTATATGTATTGCTTGCTTCAAATTGCATTCCTTTTTCGATTAAATTTTCTATATTATTATCATAAATGATTTGATTATCAAATAAACTACAAATTATTTCGTTGTTTGAAAGTGGCATTCTTCCAAATGAAATATTTTTATAAACTCTACATGGAACATAATGGTTTTCAACTTGCCAATGTCCTTGAATTGCAGGAGAAATTTTTGATAACTGTATTGCACTTGGTTGTTTGTCATTTGATAATTTGGCATGAACAAAACTTATATTTCTTTTAGTACAAGCTTGAATTAATTCTTGTAGTTCTGTAATGTTGCCTTGTCTTCCATCGCATATAGAACCAACCCAATAAAGTTTATTATGTTTTGTTACACCATGTGTTTTTTTAATTAAATCATCAGCATTTATTTCGTGCGGTAAAAGATTTGTTGCCCATGTTTGATATAATGTCCTATTGTTACAACCATCTTGCCATGTTTCATTATTGGGTTCTGGTTGATAATAAGTTAATGGTTCGTCCATTTTTTGGACTTTTCTAAACGAACAATCTTTTGTGTAAACTTGTAAATTTAAACAATTACCAATAATAGAATTATATTTGTCTAAATTACAATGATGCAATACATATTTAGATGTATTGTTAACTGGCATTTTTTGATCTACTTGTCCTTCTGTTAAGAATAAACAATTATTGAAATTAATATTAGAAATATCGTCATTATTATCTAACCACAATGTTTCATAACCCAAATACGAAAATGTTTTATTCCAGGAATCATGGATAAAACTGAATGTATTTGATAAACGTGGGTCGCCAAGCTTGTGACCCCAAACTATTACTTTGTTAAATGTCATTTTATATACTCATTATCTTTTAAAAATGTTATTATCTTTTCTTTCAATTCGTCTTTTGATATTGTATCTTTTGATGAATATTCTTTATAAATAACTTTAGTTGTTTTAGGTTGTTTTTTAACAACAAAATATTTGTTTTCTTCAGTAGAATTTCTATATTCTTCTTCGTTCAACATTACTTCGTGTACTTTTTCTCCAGGTCTTATCCCAATGGTTTTAATTTTTTTTCCAAATAGATCTGAAAATACCTCAGCTAAATCGATTATTTTCATTGAAGGAAGTTTAGGAACCCAAAGCTCTCCGTTTCTTCCGTTTTTTAACGCATAAAAAATAAGTTCAACAGATTCTTCTAGAGTCATAATAAATCTTGTCATGTCTGTATGTGTTACTCCAAAAAAATCTATATTTGGATCTGTGGCTTGCTTCATATACAAAGGAATAATGCTTCCCTTAGAAGATAAAACGTTACCATATCTTGTAATAATAAATTTAGTATCTATATTTTGATCTTCAAAAAATTGAGATAAATTTGAAACCATTTTTTCTGCAATACTTTTACACATCCCATATACATTAATTGGGTTGCAACTTTTGTCCGTTGATACAAAACAAACCTCGGTTGGTTTATAAACATTCATTAAAGACAATTCTCTTATAGAATCTAAAATATTTCTCATACCTAAGATATTCGTGTCAATACTTTCCTCTGGAAATTTTTCACAAGTATCTACTTGTTTAAGTGCTTGAGCTATAATAATTCTTTCAGGTTTTAAAGCAAGTATTATTTGATTGACTCTATTTTTATCTCTAACATCGCAAATATATGTTTGTATTCTTTGATTATTTTGAAATTTGTTTTTCAAATCCCAATGTTTAGCTTCATCTCTTGAAGCAACATAAATAAGTTCATTAACAAAATTATTTAATATATATTTTGTTAATTCAGTTCCTAAAGAACCTGCTCCGCCAAAAATTAATGTTGTCATTTTTCTATCTTGCCCCAACCAAAATAATAATCATTAAGCATCTGAAAATTATGTTCTTTTGCGTTAATTTTGTTTTCTATACATCCATATACAAACAATTGTACGAAATTTGTTTTCTTTAAATGATGTTGTTCGGATTCATGGTCCCAATTACTACTTCTACAATAATGTAGAAATTCATTTCCAAAAAATTCTATATTGTATGAATCATTATATAACTCTATTATTTCATCTGGTAACACCAATAGATTATTATTTTCATTTTTAATGTGCCAAGAATTCAATATACGCTTTGTTTTTTGTTTTACTTCAGGATGATTTAGATAATAATTATATATTCCACCACCAGTGTCTAAGCGTATTCCGTTAACACCAATACCTTCCCAATCTATTGTTTCAGGTTCGGGTATTTTTGTTGGTTTTATAAAAACTATTACTGGGGCAAGATATTCATATTTTTGTTCTCTATGTTGATATGCACCAGCTATAAGGTCATCCTTCATAAAGTTATCTACATGAAATTCTTTAATCATAAAAAGATCACCATCACAAAACATAGCAAAATCATCTTTACAAATATAATTTTTCCATACATGATTTAAAGAATCAGCATGATGTTTACCAGCTAAATGAAATGGGGTATCCGAGTGTGTTTCAATTACTCTCAAATTATAAGAATTACAAGTTTTATTTATTTCATTTCTTATTAAATTATCTCTTGCATTATTTACAATAATTAATTCAAATCCATCTTTCACTTTTAAGAATTTATTAAAACTATCATATTGCCAACCTATAAAATCTGGTCTGTTGTAATGTATTGAATATATTTTAACTTTTTTCATTATCTTCCCATTCTTTCAATTCTTGTAATTGTATTTTTATATCTTTTATTTGTATGTTACATAATTCATTTAAATTATTTTTTAATCCTCTGTTTATGATTTGGTGACTTGGATTTTCTGCAATTTTATTAGAAATTGTTTTTTTAAGATTATAAATTTTATTTATATATTGTAGAAGAGTTGTTTTAAAAATACTCTCATTTAAAGAAACTTGATAAATGTTTTTTGTATCTCTGGAGGGATAGTAATTGTTTGTTAATATTTTTTCAATAACTTTAGATAATTCTAATGTTGTTACACCAGACCAGAAATGTTTATATCCATAAATTATTTCTTCTTTATTATTTCTAAACCATTCAAATAACCCCAGCGAATCACTTTTAGATGGTCCTATTATACTTGTTCTTAACACAATACATCCTTCGGGCTCACCTAGTGCTTTTGAATATCCATAGTCATCTGTTGCTGTAGGAATGTCATAAACATTATATGATTCATTGCCGTCTAAAATTCCATCAAATATACAATCAGAAGAAATATGTATTAATTTTTTATTATATAAATTAACTTTGTTTAGAAGTTTCCAAGGAAACATGGAATTTATTTGATAATATTTTTTACAATCAGATGGATTTCTTTGTTTTATAATACCAATACAATTTATAATCCAATCAAATTCAGATACATCTGGTATTTTTTGATTTTCTGCATCAAACACTATAACTTCAACATTAGGTATATCTAAATGTTTTCTTGAAGTGATTGTTATATTACAACCACTTTTTAAAAGATAAGAAGTCAACATGCTTCCCATCATCCCTGTTCCACCAAATATTAATATTTTTCTCATTTATCTTTTCCAAAACTCCAAAGGATTAAAAACTGTTACTAAATAATTTTTATCTTCTTGTTTTATTTTTAAAATCCCATAAATTTTTCATTTTATCCTCTATTTTTCATTTTCTTATTTCCGAGTGATTTTTATCTAAAGCTAATAATTTTCGTTCAAATGGAATATTTAATAATTCTGGATAACAATACGATGGACTCAAAATTAAAGTTGGTTCATTATCGATAAAATATCTATTCATGTGAGATTCATCATGCCACACTGCAATAATTCCACGGCGTGTATCATAAGATGTATTATGAGCTAATTTTGTTATTAATTTTAAATACTCTGACGTTTTGCCGCCATTAAATGCACCTATAAAATATTTTGTTCCTTTGTCTTTTGGAATAAACGCTTTTGATTCAGGATTTGTTTCGTAAGTGAATAATTCTCTTGGTTTATTATAAAAACCAGGATGTTGTGTTGCTACTAAATCACCTAAAATTTCATCTCCAACATCATTAACAAATAACATATCTGCATCACAATAATATAAATAATCCATTTCTTCAATGTTCTTTTCATTACTTTTGAATATATTATATCTATATAATGTAGAACCAGGCCATGGAATATGTTGTTGAAAAATCACTTTTTGTCCTGGTTTTGACATAAAATCTTTTGAATCTGTAAAAACAAATGTCGTAACTTCATGATTTTTCATAAAATATTTATTAATAGATTCCTGTAAAGGATTAATAAATTGGATGTATTTTCCGGTTGCAATTATTAATAAACCTATTTTCATTTTTCAAACACCACCGCTACCATATGTTGCTTTTCTATTAACCAAACTTGTTTTATAGAAACTTTAGGCATATATGTTCTAATACAATGTGTCAACGTATAAGGAGAGAACCACACTTTGTGATCAGGGTGAACACATTCAAGATATTCGTTTTCATTTAATAAAATATTTTCTTTATTATTTGGATTAAATGCATTTGGCGCTGTTATTATAAATGTTTTCGCATCAATTGAATTTATAAATTCACAAAATTCTTTAATGTTATCTACATGCTCTATTGTTTCTGGAACTAAACAAACATCCCATTTTTGTCCATGTAAATGATTTGTATCAGTAAAATATCCTCCTGGAATTGCGGAGGCCATCTGAGGGAAATTGTCCGAATTTAAATCAAATCCATCAAGATTTTTACAAAATAAACTTAATTGATAATGTAAACTTGTTTGTATATTAAATGGAAACGGAGCATCCGAACAACCCATGTGAAGTACATTTTTGCCTTCACAGTATTGCTTAAAAAACCCTGGTCTTCTGCTTGGGTCTGACCAAATAGAAACTTTTATAATGTGTTTAAAAAAATCATTTGTTGAGTGTATCATTTTTTATCCTAGTTGTTTATATAATATTTTGTAAAATTGACATGCTTTTTGTACGACTTTTGGGTCATAATTAACATTGTGACTAACTGTGTAGTCCACTAGTGTATCTTCTAGGTTTGCAAATTTAAACCACTTAGATGCTTTCAACCACATAACATAATCCTCTGCCACGGGGAAAAAATCATCATATCCTCCTGTTTTTAATAGAATTTCTTTATCAAAAACAACCGAGGGATGTGCCAACGGATTCATGTTGCCAAACAGCCATTGTTTAATCTCGGAATCGTTTGTAGGGCGTTTCATTTGTTCGTTTATAGGTTCGTGTGTTGTGTTATTGACAGCCCTTATTTGCGTTCCTAAGATTTTTATATCTTTGTTATTTTTTAAAAAATTTATCTGTTTTTCAAGCTTGTTTGGATACCAAAGATCATCTCCATCTTGTCTGAAAACATACCTATAATCACAGAATCTACTATTAAACAAACCTGTGTTTAATGCTGGTACTATTCCTTTTATGTCGCATTCTAATATTTCAAATTCTATTTTTGAATTTATTTGATGACCCATGTTAATAATTTTTTCAATGGTTTCGTCTGTACAATTATTATCAATAATTGTTAATCCGAAATCTTCATATGTTTCTTCATCCAAAACTGTTTGATATAAGATAGAATTTATAGTTCTTATTATTGTTTTTTCACAATTATAAACAGGTAAAATTATTTGATATCTATCTTTCATCTAGATAGAAACTCCAAACTTATTTCTTGATGTGCTCCATTATTATTTAATCCATAAATTTTTTCTAGATTTATTTTTTTCTTATCATTCCAAACATTTAGCAAATAACCTTCTGAGATATTCCCAAAACGATTATTAAAATCATTTTGAACTTTATTAATTGGAAGATTAACTAATTTTGATTGTTGGTAACAAACACAAATAGGATTAATAATGTTGTTGGCTGGTTGAATGTTGGCCTCTAATGTATTTGGAGAATTCCAATTATTAAACATTTTTATAATTTTATCAAATTCGTTTTTTTGAAATATGTGTCCATCTAAACTAAGTGGGTAATTCCAATCAAATTCACCTTCTCTGAAATTCCACATGAAATAATTTTCTATATCATATCCAAAAGGAATACTTTGTTTTTTATCTACTGGATAACAATAATTCAGGTTCTTGCCCATTCTCAATGAGAATACAAAAATTGGATTTTCATCCATATATTTTGTTATTTCATCAAAGTCAACTTGTTCCTTTATAACATCATCATCCATCAAAAACATTAAATAATTTTTATCTGTTACATTTATTAATTCTAAAATATCATTTTTAAAACTATTCTCACTAATAAAATTCACATCAGGAAAAGTGTTTTTTATTTCAATTAAAGATTCCAAAAATTTATTTTCATATTTACAAAGAACATTAACATCTTTAAATGAAATATTTGTTTTATCTTTTAGAGATTCTAATAAAGCATACAGTTGTATTGGTCTATTTTTTGAACATATTATTGTTGTTAATTTATTTACAATCATTATTCCACCATTTTATAGTATTTTTAATTCCATCTTCAAAATCAATAAATTTATATTTTAAATCACTTTCTAATAAATCTATATTAGCCTTAGCCTCATAGATGTCACCGATTCTTGTTGGAGAATAGATTTTTTTTACATCTTTGTATTCTGTTTCTAAATTTTTAAGAACATCGTTACAACTAACAACCGTACCAGTTCCTAAATTATATTCATTGCTTTTAAACTTATTTGATAGAGAATAAATTATAATATTACAAACATCTTCTACGAAAACAAAATCTCTTTTTTGTGTGCCGTCTCCATCAATTCTTATAGGAAGATTATGTTTGATATTGTGCAACCAAGATGATATCACATTAGCATATGGATGTCCAGCATATTGATTTGGTCCATAAACATTAAAAAATCTAAAAGTTAAAAACTCAAAAGAAAATAAATTTTTCATCATGTTCAAATATTGTTCTATTTCAAATTTTTGTAACGCATATGGAGACAATGGTTGCAGACTTGTTGTTTCTGGAATTCCAAGTGACCATTTTAAGTCAAATGACTTTCCATATACTGCTGCACTAGACGCAAAAATAAATTTTTCTATATTTCCTTTACAGGCTTCTAATAATCTCAGAGTTTTAAAAACATTAACATCATGAGAATCATATATGTTTTCTATAGAATATGGAACGCTTGGTTTGGCTGCTAAATGTATCACATAAGAGTAAAATTTTGTTTTTATTCTGTTTGTTATAAACTCACTATCAAAACTTAACCAATGAAAATCTTCATCACAAACATTTTGTATATTTGAAAAAACACCTGCTGATAAATCATCCACAAGTTCAACATGATATTTTGGATTTTTAGATAATAATTTATATAGATTACTACCAATAAAACCAGCACCTCCAGTTATTAACACATTTTTTTTCATATTTTGTGTTTTTCACACCATTTTTCCATTAACTCATAAGGATTATTTTGAATAACAATACTAGGAGTAGATTCCCCATTCCATGGCTTGTGAAAAATATGTCCACCTGATTTTTCTTTTAATTCATTCGCCTTTGCTATAATCATTTCTTCGGTAACATCTTCCCATGGAATATTGTCAAAAAATATATTTTGATTTTTTTGAGTTTCGTTATAAAGTGCTGGCCAAAAATCTGTCCAAAATAATTTGTATTTTTCAATTTTAGACTTTATACTAAACCATGAATAATGATAAACGGTTGGCAAGTTAGATGAAATATGATTAAACCAAATTTCATATTGTTTTCTAGCTTCTTCATTTTGCAAAGCAGCTATTCTTAATTGTTCAATTTGTGGATTCATAAAATTCAAAGATTGAATTGGATTACCATTTGTTTTTGAAATAAAATCACAGCCGTCCGAGCCGTGTTTGGAATATAAAAATCCATTTTCGTATTTTCTATGAGAAAGTGGAATTCCGTGCGTAATATCTGGGTCATTTCTTGACACTCTCCATTTCCATGGATTGACATCTACTCTTGTTTTATTATAAGAACCCCAATATTCAACAACGGGCAAACATAAAATTGGTATATCTTTAAGATAATTTGTTTGTTTAAGTAAATCTTCTAATTTAGCTCTATCTTCTTTTTTTACTATTTCATCAATATCTGATTGCCATAAGAAATCACCAGTACATTTCTCTCTTGCGGCTTGTTTTAAAGCACCATCAAACACACCATGATTAGGCGCAGACCAATCTACAGAAGCAGTATATAATTTTAAGTTATTGTTTTGTTTTCTTAAATCACTTAAAACATCTTTAGTAGAATCATTTCCATTTGAAGAATCCATCACAACAACTTCATCACAAAACTCTAAAAGAGATTTAAGTGATTCTTCCATTGGATAATCCATTTCAACAGTATTTCTTGTAGTTACATATCCAGATAATTTCATATTATTCCTTTACTATATCATATAATATTGCCGACACGACACAAAGTATAAATAAATTTAATATAATATAAACCATATCAATTACAATGTTTCGTATTAAGATAATCACAAAATCTACATGAATTTCTATTTTTGTGAAAAATCTTTTTTTCTACCATAGAAATCATTTCATTAACTTTTATTAACGATCTTTCTATATCGGATTCTTCAGAAGAAACAGGAATTAGTTCGATATGTTGTCCAGGTTTAGCTGATCTTTTCAAAAGAATCCATGCACATTTTACTTTTTTAGGATCTATTCCAGTTTTTCTACACCAAAAATACTTATAAAGTATCATTTGCATTTGCTTATATTGATCGCTCCTTTTATCATTGCCCCAAGTGGCGTTCGTGCTTTTCCAGTCTCCCACCAAGTATTCATAATCTAGTGGTTCCGAAGATGGTTTGCCTTTTTGAATAACTGGATATTTCAATATAATATCAATAAATCCTTTGAAAAATCTTCCAGGTTTTTTCTCTATTGATTCTTGCAATTGATGCTCGGCCTCAACAATTTCAAATTTAGGAAATGTTTTTTCCAACCATGTAGGAAACTCATCAAAAATTGTTTTAATAGAATTAACAAAACCATCTATTACTTCAGGTGTTTCTTTTAACTTTTCTAACTTTTCTAATTCTTCTCTTACTTTCAAAGATGTAACTTCCCAGTCAAGTGGTTTACTACCATTCAAGTATTCTTCAATGGCATCATGAATTAAAGAACCATAAACTAAATGTTCTGATTCTTTTTGTAAATCAATTTTTGAAATGTGTTTTAACTTATGTTTCCAAGAGCAATCTACCCAATCCATCATTTCTGAGAATGAAATGTGGGACTTGCCCGTTGGCAACAACTCGTTAATAACTTTTAACTTTATTTTAGTATCTTCATTGGTATTATTCATAATATGATGTTACATCATACATCATAAAAAGTATGGTTTAATCAATGTCTTTGTTTTTTGATTCCAAAAATTATTTTTTCTTGAAATTCAGAAATATCTTTAGCGTTTGAATAACTCATTGAACTTTGTAAAGCTCCTTTGAATGCCTTTACAACATCAACTACAGATTCATTCCTACAATTAACACTTATTGCAGTGCCTTCAGGAGTTGCCATGTCTTCTTCTCTTTTAATTGTTCTCATAGCTGCCTTACTAGCCATACCACGATAACTTTTTGTTAGAGGAGTTCCATCTTCTGAATATGTAAGAATGTCTCCAGGGGTCTCTTTACACCCCGCGAATAATCCTCCAGCCATAACCAACGCTGCTCCTGCTGCAATAGCCTTACAAGCATCTCCTAGCTCTTTTAAACCACCATCAGCAACAATTGGGATACCAACCCTGTTTCCATATTCACAACAATCTAAAACAGCAGAAAATTGTGGTCTTGTTACACCAGTTATATTTTTAGTCAAACAAACTGCCCCACCTCCAATTCCAGTTTTAACAATATCTGCTCCCCATTCACGTAAGTTTTCAACTCCACTGGAATCAGAAACGTTACCAGCCATTATTGTGATTTCTTTTCCAAATTCTTCTCTTAACCAAAAAATCATGTTTTTCATAATAAGAGAATTTCCATGAGCAATATCAATTACAAAATATCTAGCTCCAGCGTCATAAAGTTTTTTTGCTCGGTCTTTAGATTCTTCATTGACACCCAAAGAAACAAAACACTCACACTTAGCATTTTTAACCTTTTCATATTCTAAAATATTTTGTTCTATTGATAAAAATCTATGCATCGCGCCAAGGGCACCAGCTTTATACATTGAAATACAAGTTTCCGATTCAGAAACCGTATCCATGTTGGCAGATATAATTGGAACATCTAAATTTAGATTTAGAAGTTTTATACTAGTATCTACAGATTTTCTCGTGGTTATTTCAGAATATTGTGGAGTAATAAATACATCTGCATATTCTAATGCTTCTTCTTCAATGAATTTTCCCATTTTTTAAGTGTCCTTGGTTTTTTCCTTACAGTACACTATCATGCTAAATAATTCTTTTACACATGAAGAAAAATTCAAAACTTATTCTTCCTATTTTGACCAAACATCAAAATTTATTTTTGTATATTCAATCATATTTTATATTATTCCAAAAACTTTTTTGTCTGGAACTTAAGAATTCAATTAACTCTTCATGGGATCCATTCAACCAAGATTCGTTTTTAATTTGAACATTTTCATTTAAATCCAAATCAAGTCCCATTAATTTTGCTTCGATTACAATTCTAGGACAAGTATCGAAATCCATAGGATGAAATACTAAACCATCGCATTTTGATAGCTCTGATAGAAATTCATCATATTTCATATTTTGTAATACTCTCATTGCATATCTTTTTTCATTACAATGTTTAATTGTTTGCTCAGTTCCTTTAATCCAGTTTTGAGAACCCTGCACGGCCCAAATTTTAATTGGTAATTTTTTCAATCCTTCTCTTTGGTTTCTTAGCAACAAAAGTTTTTCTATTGAATCTTTTGTAAATGTTGAAGACTGTACTACATGTTTACCTTCTTCACAAAAATTTAACGAAGGAACTCTAGATAAAAAATGTTCCTTTTGAGCTTCACTCATCCAAAATATTTTTTCTGCATTTTCATAAAAAGCCTCAATTAACATGCCAGTTGGTTTCAACATACAATCACAAGATTGCCCTGTTTGTTGTTTGTGAAGCATTTCAGATCTAAACATACAATACTTATAATCAAATTCAATTATTGAATATTTAATTTTGTTTTCTATCAAACAACCTATGGACTCCGCAGGCATCATGGAAAAATTACCAATAATATAATCTACGTTTTTATTAAACTTTAAAAATTTAGGTGTTAAAGATAAAGAATGAATTTTAAATACATCACATGGTGCTTCTTCAAATAAAGCATCCGATGTCAATTCTGCGCCACCAGAAACCTCATCAACCATAAAATCAGACACATAAACTATTTTTGTATTTTTAGGAACTATATATTCAATTGGAATATTATTAAACTCACTTCTTGAAACAATTGTGCCTAAATTTTTTAAATTACTCATATTTCTCCTTTATAATTTCGTGATTATCTCTATTCATCTTTATACTAAAAAATTATATATTTGTATAATCACTCAAATTAACATTCCACAAATTACTTTTACTAGTTCTTTGTTTTTTAAATCCTAAGTCAACTAATTTTTTAGCTAATAATTGGACTCTGTAGTGTGGATAAACAACTATTTTGTTTTCTTTATAAAAATTTTGTCTTGTTTTAATTAAATTTTGTATTGAAGTACAATATTCTCCTGTTTTAAGACTATTAAAAAACATGTCATCTATTTTTTTAACAGATTCTTCGGTTTCAATAAATAATTCATTTATTTTTTTATTATATTTGACAAAACCAGAAATTACTTTTTCGTGTTCTTGATTATAAATTGGATATTTTAATACAGAAAAAACAATAGTTTTTAATTCTTCTTTTGAAAATGTTTCTTTTGTTTCTAAAGAATTATAATAAAATTCAGCATTGTTAATCAAATCATTTAAAACAGCCCCTTTAGCTCGATCAGAAGATAATAGTTTGTGTATTATTGTATTTCTTAAACCATTTGGAATTTTCTCTCCATTGTTTATTTTATCTCTCAATTCTTTAATTTTATATTTTGACCATATATTATTAAAAACCTTTTTTTGTTTTTTTACTTTTTCTTTAATTTCTTTCGTTGTTGTTGTTGTTGTTATTTCTTTTTCTTTATATTTTATTTTATTTAATAATTCTATTGGAAAATTATTAATTTCATTATATGAATCATTTAAAAATTCATATTTCCCATGTTTATTTCTAGCAGGAG